CTGCCTGCAGTGGCTGGTCTTCCTGCCTGGCGGCGGGCTGCGGCCGGTGACCGACCGCGAGTGGCTGGCCCTCTCTGACGACGAGCGCGTGCAGCTGACGGCGCAGCGCGAGCGGGTGCGGCGGGCCTGGGCGACGAAAGGACCGACCGATGCCGCGTAGACGTCAGCGCCGCGGGCCGCCCTCGGGCGGGTACTACCTCGTCACGGAGGAGCCGCCCGCCGGCGGGGAGCGGTTCCTCCTGGCCCCGGAAGGCGTGGTGCTGCCGCCCGGGCCGCAGCCGCCCCCGCCGCCGCCGGGGCCGATGACGCCCGCGCTCCAAGACTTCATCGACCGGGTGATTGTCCCGAACCTGCTCGACCGCCTCTACCGCCAGCAGCGGGAGGCGGCGGCTGAGGCCGTCTCGGCGACGCCAGACGACGAGCCGAGCCAGGGCGACGAGCCCCCGGCATGACGCCCACCGTCCTGCAGCACGGCGTCGGCTACGACCTCGTCGTCTTCCCGCAGTCCGAGCCGCCGCGCCTGGTGCTCGGCCTCCGCTGCCACACCTGCCAGCGGATCTCGTTCTCCCCGAAGGACGTGCGCGAGCGGTACTGCGGGCGCTGCCACGTCTTCCACGAGGACCCGCGGCTCGACCCTCAGGGCTGAGGCCATGCCGCAGCAGTACCTCTTCGCCGAGGGCGAGCTAGAGACGCTCGTCTGCCCCTGCGGCAGCCCCGTCGTCGCCTCCGACCCGGTCGTGAACGACGACGGCGACCTCGTGCAGTTTGGCTTCTGCCCCGAGTGCGGTATCGCCCCGCCTGCGCCCGACGAGCCGTGGCGCTGGTGGCTGCCCAAGGCGCTGGGGCGGCGGCACTAGCGCCCCGACCGCCCACTCGGGCGCCCGCGCGGTGGGGCGCGGCCCAGCGCCACGGCGAGCCAACGGCGCGGCGGTCGCCCTGGGATGCTGATCCTGATCTGCCGCGTGACCGCGCCTGCTCGGCTCCGCGGCGCCGACGGCGACTGCGCGAGCGCAGCGAGCAAGGGAGCCGAGGCGTGCTACCGTCCCAGCCGTACGATCGTACCGCTAGCTGTACAGGGCCCCGGGATGGTCCCGGTCCCGCCCGTACGAGGAGCCCGCCCATGCCTGACCTGCCCCGGATGCGCCCCGGCCGCCGCCTGTTCGCCCGCATTGATCGCTTCGAATGCGCCTGCCCACACTGCGGCCGGCTGATTTTCGCCGGCATCGACCAGCGCTTCCTGCCCAAGCGGCTGGCCGACGTCTCACGCGCTCGCACCGCCGCCAAGCACCGCCCGCGCGCCGAGTCGGTCGTGCGCCTCTTCTGGAACCCGTACACCCAGCGGCTGCAGTGCCCCTGGTGCGACCACATCTACACGCTTGGGCTGCTCTTCTACCCGGTCACGCGCCAGAACGGCCGCTCGACGCGCCTGCCTGCGCCCGACATCGAGCCCACCCCGGCCGAGGTCGCCGAGATGCGCAGGCTCGGCGGCGGCTGGTGGGTCAAGGGCGGGCGGAGGTCCTGGCTCGACCACGCCAACCTGCACGTTGAGGCTGAGTGCCGCTGCGTCGCGGGGGGCACCGATCCGACCTGCCTGATCCACGGCGCGGCGGTTACCGACGACCGCCCGGAGGGAGGCGAAAGTCCACCCAAATAGGATGAGTCTACAGGGCTCAGATTTATGATCCTCCCGCACACCCCCCTTTTTTATGTCCAGACGCAAGTAAGCCCTGCGGGGCCAATAGGTTACAAACGGACATGCGCCTGGACATCTGGCCGAACTAGGTCCTGAAGTCGCCAGAAGTAGTACGAACTGTGGACAGCTGGACAGGACATGTCCAGATTTTTGTCCTCTTATAACTGTATATGTACATAGGGGTTACCCCGCCTAGGGGTATATGGGGGGGGGGGCCTGTACGGGGTGTTCGTTTTCGGCCACATCCCAGGTTTCGCTTTCTGACCCCGCGACACAGGCCTCAGTGGAGCGACACGACCAGCCGTCGGTAGACCCCCCGGCGGACCTTCTGCACCTGGCAGTCGGCGATCAGCGCCGTCAGCGCCCGCTGCACGGTCTTGAGCGTGAGCGGGAGGGCCTCGGCCAGCGCGGCCAGCTCGGCGAGGGTCACCTCGGCGCCATCGGCGGGGAAGAGCGCGAGGACGCGCGCGGGGCTGCCGGCCTCCTGGTCCGGCACCTGCTCGAAGATGCCCTCGGCGTTGCGCGTGAGCAGGAAGGTCTCGGGCGGGGCCAGGTGCGAGAGCCACATGAACGTGTAGTACGGCTCGCCGGTCTCGTCGGGGGAGGCCAGCACCATCTGCGTGTCGGTGAAGCCGAGCAGCGCGCTGCTGCCCAGGATCTGGTCCTGCGGCCGAGCGTAGCGGTCCTTCTTGTCGGCCTTGAGCTTGCCGCTGTGGGCCGTCGCCATCAGCGTCAGCTGGCGCTCGCGGATCAGCACGCGGATCTCGTGGCAGGCCACCGCGCAGGTGTCGTAGTCGAGGAGGTTGCCGCCGAGGAACAGACCCATCGGGTCCACGAAGAGCAGCGCGCGGCGCGGCAGCTTGAGCTTGTCGATGAACTCCCCTAGCCGGGCGGTGCGTTCGAACTTCTTGCGCAGGCACCGGGGGTCGAACGTCGGGTCATCGGGCATCGAGTAGCACTTGATGTCGGGGAAGCCCGCGCGCTCGAACCACACGCGCCCCCCGCGCGCCCAGCCCCGATCGGCGTTGATGATCGCGATCTCGGACACCGGGTTTGGCTGGTGCCCGAAGATCAGCGTGCCGTCGCGGAACGCCTTGGCGATCGTCGCGAGGAGCGCGGTCTTGCCCAGGCCCGCGGCGCCTGACAGAAGCGACACCGAGCCGAAGGGGAGGATGTTCGGGATCAGGTCGACGGGCTCGGCCAGCACGACGCGCGGCTCAGTGAGGACCACGCGCGGTTCAGACGCGGCGGCAGCTGGTTTGGGGCGGGCAGTGGGGTCGAGAGGCAGCTCGGGTTGACACGGGGGGCCCGGTCGTGCATCCTTTGGCATTGTTCTGTCCTGACGGTTAGGGGGCGGCACCGGATCCTGTCTGGCTCGGGCAGATCAACCAACGGTGCCGCCCCCGTGTGTGTACGGGGCTCGTGAACGAAGCGCCTGTTCTATCCTGCCCGCGCGCCCCAGATCAAGATCCTCCCAGCGGTAGGCACACGCGCCGACGCGCCCCCAAGATACCGGACTGCCACGCCTCTGTCATCAGTGCTTGACAGCTTGTCATCAACTCGCTAGGCTGCCGCAGCCCGCCTCGGCGGGGGGAGAGCACAACCTGATGACAAACACGACGACGACGACGGGCAGGAGCGGACACCGATGATCAACGACTACATCAAGAAGCTGCGGCGCGCAGCTGATGCGCTTGAAGACTTGCTGGCGAGCGACCCGTTCGATCACCCGAAGATCGCGAACGCGATCGGCCAGCGCGTGGCGCGCAACCTGAATGGGGCGTCGGTGCCGCTCGTGGCGCAGGCCCCGGCGCAGATCGTCGCACGAGGCGGCGTGCCCAAGGGCTACAAATACCCGCCCGGCGCGCATTGGAAGCAACGCCAGGCGGCGGCACACGCGGGCGCCGCTGAGGCGGTCGTCACGAACTCCAAGGCCAAGGGCTACAAGTACCCGCGCGGCACGCACTGGACGCAGCGCCCCGAGAACAAAGCGAAGGTGACTCGCATCACGAAGCGGGCGAGCAAGGCCAGGCTCACCAAAACGAAAGGACCAGCCTAATGGGCATCTTCTATCGTCGTCAGCGCCCGGTCAAAGGCGGGCGGGAAGCCTTGCCGTCCTGCGTGCTCGCCGACATCAAGCGGCACGTCGAGGCCGATGCCATGAAGTACGGCGTCAGCAAGTCGTTCGTCATCAGCGTCATCCTGGCGAAGGCCTACAAGGTGCGCGAGCAGGAGCCGCTCGAAGAGAAGGACGGACCGAAGGCGCCGATCGTGCCGATCCCCGTGAAGGCGCGCCCCGCCGCGCTCCGCACCAGTACCACGCGACACTAGGCCCGGCCGCCGCGCGCGCCCGTCCTGGCGAGCCTCCGGCTCACCTGTCGGGCCGCTCACCCGTGGCCCCGCAGGTGCAGGTCGTTCGCGTCAGCCAGTTCTTCGAAGAACTCCAGCAGCCGAATGCCGTCCGAGGGGTAGTGCTTCACTATCTGCAGGACGAGCGTCGCCAGATCCGCCACGCGGAGGTCGACGGGGCGTCCGCTTCTTCGGCGGTGCTCGGCGGCGGCGGCCAGACGGCGTTTGAGCCGGGGCGGCAGCGCTGTCGTGGGATGCCCGGCGATCGAGTTCCGCGAGCGCGGCGGCGACGCGGGACTCGATGCGCGCTTCCGCGTCGATGCGCGCGTCGATGAGCGCCCGGAGGACGGTCGCGGCGGCGAGGACGACGGGGTCAGTGTCGAGTCGACCATGAGGAGACGCGGTGGGGTCTCCGAAGACGGGGGCCGCTTCGCGCTCATCCGAGGAGGCTCCTTTCGCGCCGCCCACGCGCTGCTCCAGCTCCGCGACGAGCGCGCTGAGGGGCATCCCGAGGGCCTGCGCCAGCTGGGCGTAGTAGTCCAGCACAGCGGCGCGGCGCTTCTCCGCGAGCAGGTAACTCACGGCGCCCTGGGTCACCCCGACCCTGCGCGCAAACTCCCGTTGCGACCAGTGTTGGGCGCGGAGAAACTCACGGAGCTTGTCCCGGAAGGCCTGCGAGAGGGTGGTGGGCGGTGTGCTCGGTAGTGGCACGCTGGTCCCACAGTATCACTAGTAGTCATCACCTGCAACTCGTCATCACCAAACTATTTTTGTCATCAGATTGTCGCCTCCCGCGCCGTGCTGCCCGCCGTGGGGTGTTCCTGTCAGCCCACCGTTGGTGCAGTGACGGCCCGCTGTGAGTCCGTAGGGAGAAGTCACCACACAAACCGCTTGACAGCCCCGCCGGCGGTTGACTACTGTAGCTCCTCGCTCGATAACAAACGCAGCACACAGCCATGACGAAATCAGTCACCCGACCCGCCCGGCGCAGCCCGCCGCGGAGCCTGCGCGCCTACCTCATCGGGCCGCCCGCCATCGGGCAGCGCGCGCTGGCGGAGGCGGTCGGCTGCAATCAGTCGATGATTTCGATGCTGGCCCGCGGCACGCGCGCGCCGTCGGCGCGCCTGGCAGTCAAGCTCCACGCGATCACGGGGATCCCGCTCCGCACGCTGCTCGCGACGCGGATGGACCCGACACCCGCGAAACGCGTACGGGCCAAGGCGCGCGGCGATCCAGCGCGCGGGCCCGCGCACTCATCTACTTAAGTTCTACCCCGTTAGCGGAGGCGACCATGACGATGCCGACCACGCCCCCGACGACGACGACGACGACGCCCACGGTTCCCCTCCTCTGGTTCACCGACCGCTCGCGGTTCAAGCTCGGGACGTCCCGCTGTGCGCGGGCGCGCTTCCTCGGCTACCACGCGCACAACAGCTACGGGATCACGCTCAGGAAGCACGCGCTGCCGCTGGTGACCGGCATCTTCGTCCATCGCATCCTCGAAGCATATGCATCGGTCCTGAAGCAGGACGACCGGCTGCCCGCGCTCGGCGAGGTCCGCGAGATCATCGCGAGCCTGGTGACCGAGTACGAAGCCTCCGTCGAGGCGCGCGGCTATCGCGGCATCCTCGGCGGCCCGGACACCGAGGAGACGATCGCCGAGCAGGCGGCGCTCATCAGCGGCCTGGGCTGGGTGCTGCGGCTGAAGTTCCTGCCCTGGCTGCACCAGGCCTACCAGGTGGTGGCGGTCGAGCAGGAGCGCCTGCATCTGCTCGACTGCAGCTGCGGGGCCCCCCCGCTCGATGCGGCCGAGCACCTCCGCCGCGGCTGCACGGGCAAGGCCATCATGCTGCGGACCGACCTGCTGGCGCGGCGGCGCGGCGCCCAGACGCTCGCCTACTTCGAGTGCAAGACGACCGGCTGGGAGAGTGAGGCCTGGGCCGAGCAGTGGGAAACCGACGCGCAGCTGGCGCTCGGCACGGTCGACGCCGCGGAGCTCTGGGGCGCCGAGGTCACCGAGCTGTACATCGTCGGCCTGAACAAAGGGCGGCGGATGCGCGACCGGTATGCGGAGGCGGCCGACGACACGCGCAAGAAGCAGCAGTCGCCGCTCTGCTACGGGTACTGCCGGCCGGGCAATCCGCCGCTGGCGGCCGAGGACTGGCTCCCGAGCTACGAGTGGGTCACCGACAACGGCGAGGTCAAGCGCGCGAGCCGGGCGCACCGGCGCCGCGGCGTCTGGACGCTCGGCGAGAGCGAGTGGCCCGTGTGGCGCGCGTATCTGAACAGCAACCCGGGGCTCACGCCGGAGGAGTTCTGGGTCCGCTCGCTCCCGGCCTCGATCCTCGACAAGGTCTGCTTCATCCTCGGGCCGATGAACCGGCAGGACCAGCAGCTGCAGGGCCTGCTGCGCGGGTTCCTGGGCGAAGAGCGCCGCTGGCAGGAGGCGTGCTGGTCGCTCTACGACCTGCAGACGCAAGGCCACGGCTGGGCGAGCGAGACCTACCAGAACGCCCTCGATACGCTCATCCCCTGCAGCTGGGCGTGCCGCCCGTTCGGCAAAGAGCACCAGTGCGAGTTCGTGCCCGTCTGCCACCGTCACCAGGGCTGGGATGACCCGGTCGGCAGTGGCGCCTATCAACCGCGCTTGCCACACCACGACCCCGAGCTGCAGCAGGCGCAAGCCCGCGGCCTGCTCGTGGCCGAGGCCGACGCCCCCGACGACGAGGAGTAGCCCCCATGTTGATCGCCCGCAGCAGCAGCAAGCTAAACAAGAGTGTCCTCTTCGTCGGTCTGACCAAGGAGGAACGCAAACGCCTGGACGCCGGCGAGCCGCTGAGGCTCCCGCCCTGCCGGATGCCCGCCACCGAAACGGCGCTGTGGCTCTTCGGCGGACGCGACGAAGACACGCTGATTGATGAACTGGAGCGCGTGCTCGGCGGCGAGGGCATCGAACTGGCGCTGGTGGTGCGCTGATGTGTTCACCACACGCGACGCGCACGCGCTCTATTGCTACGAGCGCCAGCGTTGGCAGCGGCTGCGGGCGCTGGACCACTGGCACCTGTGGTTTCGCGCCTGGCAGCAGAAACGTGGGCTGCGTTACTGGTACCGGGTCGACTGGCTCGCGAAGCGGCAGGCGCAGCGCGAGCGCATGGCCGAAGCCCGGCGATGCCGTCCAGGAGGGTATGTGAGCCCGGTCGGCGGCTCACGCCACTACCAGGGTGGCGGCCTGGGCGTCGAGGGCGGCTGGGGCTGCCCGAGCTGCGGGGCCGACAACGCCGGGCCGATTGCCCAGGGCTGCAGCGTGTGTGGCGCCGGGCGGCCGGGGCGGCACATCGGGACCGAGCCGCCCGTGCCGCCAGCTGCGCCCCGAGCGGAGCTGCCCGAGACGCCGGAGGGGACACCTGATGACGTGCCGCGCGACACCCCGGCGCTGCGCTGGCTGGCCGAGCACCCCGAGGCCACGCTGGAGCAGGCCTTCATCGCCGGGTACGTCGAGGGCATGCGGGACATGCGGTATATGAGCCGGCGGCCCACCGACGCGCCCCCCGAGGCCGAGGCGGCGCTCCCGCCGGAAGCCAAGGTCGCGCGCACCATCGTCGCTGCGCTCACCTACTTCGCCGATCAGGTGCTGCCCGCCGCCTCGGCGGAGGTCGCGAGCGGCGAGTGGTGCAGCGTGGCGGAAGTCCGGCAGCTCATTCAGCAACTGACGACGACAGGAGAAGTGGCCCATGCCTAACCCCTCGACCACCCCGCGGCGCATCTTCACCGCGACCCTCATCCTCGGCGTCCCGGGCGCCGGCAAGACCTCGCTCCTCGCGACCTTCGCCCGGTACCTCTGGGAGACCTACCAGAAGGTGCTGCTCCTCTACAGCTGGGACGGCGGGGCGATCCCGACCGACCTCCAAAAGCTGATGCGCCAGGGGCTGATTCGCTTCTGGCGGGCCAGGACGCGCAGCGCCGAGGGGCTCGGCATCGAGACGCTGTACCAGGCGACCAAGGGCTACTGGCCGCGCGAGATCGACCCCGAGACGGGGGAGACGTCGCCGGGCGTGGACCTGGTGCCGCCGGTCACCACCCTCTACACGATCGCGTGCCGGAAGACTGGCGAGATCCTCGCGACGCTGCCGACGCGCGGGGTGATCACGCCGACCTACTGCGCCGGCTGCAAGACGCTCCACCCGCAAGCGGAGCTGAACATCGCCGAGACGGTCAAGCGCACGCCCGGCTTCGAGATGGTGGGTGGGGTGGCCTACGACGGGCTGACCAGCATGACCAACGAGGTGCTCAGCTTCATGGACCATGCGCGCGGCGCCGGCCAGGTGGGCGGCGAGAAGTCGGCCTTCGGCGGGGTGGTCGTGAGCGGGAGCATCAAGCTCGGCGGCACCAACCGCGCCGACATCGGCCTGGGGCAGAGCCGGGGTAGGGAGTTCGTGAACAACTCCCTCAGTATCCCCTACCTTGTCGAGGGACCTGTCTTCACGGCGCTCGCGATGGAAGCGACCGACGAAGGGGGGCTGCCGATTGTCGGCGCCAAGCTGCCGGGGCGGGCGGCGACCGACGAGGCGAGCAGCTGGTTTGGCAACGTCTTCGAGATGGGCAAGACGGCGGACGAGGCGGGCAAGGACCACTTCACCCTGTTCCTGCACCCCTTCACCGATGCGCAGAACCGCCGGCACCTGCTCAAGACGAGCAGCTCGCCGACCGGGCTCCCGGCCATGCTGATTGATCCGCTCGGCGCCCCGTGGGCGCAGGCGAACCTGGGGCGGGTGTTCCAGCTCCTCGATCAGGATCTGCAGCGCGCGCTTGCCGAACACGACATTCCCGGGGCGCCAGGGCTCGGGCAGACGCCGACCCACTACGGCGAGACGTTCTCGGTGACCCCCGCAGCGGTGCCGCCGCCAGGGGCGACGCTGCCCGCGCTCACGGCGCCCGTGCCGCCAGCCGCCGTGGTGACCCCGCCACCGGCGCCGGGGGGTGGGGCCCCGCCAGCCGTCACCGCACGACGACGCGCGCCGCAGACGCCCGCCGTCGCCGTGGTCGAGCCGCCCGCGGCTGAGCCCGCGTCTGAGCCCGCGTCTGCGTCGACGACTGAGCCCGCGCCGGTGTCGCTGCCAGGGCCGGTCGTGGCCGGCAGCGGGCCGCCTCCGCCGCCCGGGATGAAGCCCCCCGCGCGCCTCGCGACGAGCTGACGGCCATGCTGCCCTCGCATCCGATCGCCACGCTGATGTTGGAGGATCTGCGCGCCGCCGCGCGCTATTTGGACCAGCTCACCGACGAGCCGCCGCCGCACGATCGCCATGCCGCTCACATCCACGCCGTCCGCCTCTGGGCTGCGGTCGATGCGGTCGAACGGCTGGTGATCGGCATCGAAGCGCTGCTCGTGCAGGAGCACGCGGAGCGGCGGGAGCGCGAAGTTACGCCGAGGGTGTGACGCGCCGTGCGCGCATTGGCGTGGCTGCCGGGCGAACCCCTAAGCCCGGATCACCCATTCTCGCTACGGAAGGCCCAGGGACGTGGGGGGATGCGAGATCACCCCCGGGCGACGACGACGGCCAACGACGACAACGACCACGACGACGACGCTGCTGATGCCGACGGAATGAGCCGCGGTCTCAGGATTCCCCATCGTCTGTTGGAGGTGCATCGTGGGCAGAAGTATGCAGGAACTCGCCAGTGAACTGAAAGATGATGTGTTGCCGACCAGCGGCCAGGAACTCGACGATCTCCCGACGTTCGGATCGTTCACCCCGCCGCCGCCCCCGGGCGCGTACCGCTTCCAGCTGCCGGGGGATCTCTCGGCCATCTGGGATCTGTTCGACACGCCCGAGAAGACGCCGCCGCAGCGCGTGAAAGCGAGCTTCGATCGCGACCACCCGCTGCTCATCCTGCAGAGCCCGCAGGGGAAATCGAACAACGAGCCGTTCGAGACCCGGCTCACCAACAACGAGCGCAAGCGCGGCAAGGGCGGCACGGTCACCGCCAGCGACATGGACTACCTGCTGCGCGCGCTCGGCGAGACGCAGAAGCCGACGAGCAACCGCGGGTACATCCAGACGGTGCAGAAGTACGCGGGCAAGCAGTTCGGCGCCGACCTGCGCTACAGCTGGCGCTGCAGCAAGGACCGGGACATCCGGGCCCGCGACGGCCAGGGCCAGGTGCAGGTCATCGAGGGCAAGAAGGGCTGCGGCGAGGCCTACTACCAGGAGGACGTGCCGAAGGACGCGACCGGCGCGGTGCCGTATGAAATCCAGTGTGGCAACTGCGGCGCCTTGCTGCGGGCGTTCGCCAACCTCGACAACCTGCGGAGCTGACGGCCATGAGCGAAGAACAGTTGCCGCTCGATGTTTGCGACCCGCCGGAGCCGCACGATCGGCTGCTGCAGTTCTTCGCCTACAACCACCTGCCCGAGCCCTTGCAGGAAGCGACCGCGCCCTTCTGGGTGCTCGCGCAGGTGGTGGTCAACACCATGCCGCTGACCCCGGAGCGGACGGTGTGCCTGCGTAAGTTGCTTGAGGCGAGGGACGCGGCGGTGCGCGCGCGGTTGTGCCAAGCGGACGAACCGACGGAAACCAACTACACGGACAAATGGAGCCGATGATGTCGAAGAAACGTGATCCCGTAATTGCCGTCCTCAAGTACTTCCAGGAGGCCGAGCTGCCGCTGGCGCACCAGGCGCTGGCGCTGGCGTCGCAGACGCTCAAGGCGCGGGAGTCGAGCCCGCGGCTGGTGACGAAGAAGGCGACGTCCGCGTCCGCGCCCGCCGGGCCGCCGCGTGTGGCGGCGGGCGACAAGAGCGCGTAGCGATGCATATGCAAGTGGTCCCCGCTCTCACTCTGGAGGGCGGGGACCTTCAGGCGACGACGAAGGAGGCGACCGTGAGCGGTAAGCAGCAGCAGCAGCACGACGCGCAGCAGGAGAGCCCCACCCCCGAGCGGGCCAAGGGCACCGTCCAACACACCTACCCCGAACGCGGGTTCGGCTTCATCCGCTGTACGGAAGGGGCCCGCGACGACCTCGGACAGGACTTCTTCTTTCATGCGACCGGCCTGGACGACGGCTTGACGATGGCCGATCTGCTGCCGGGCAGCGTGGTCGACTTCGAGTGTCGCGACGTGCCGCGGGGCAAGCGCGCGGAGCACGTCTCGCTCGCGCGGTAGGGGAGGGCAGGATGGCGACCGCAGGGCGTTACGCCTCCGAGACCGAGGTGCCGATCGAGCGGAGCAAGCGGCAGATCGAGGTGCTGCTGCAGCAGCAGGGCGCCCAGGCCTATCACGTCGGCTGGGACAGTGGCCGCGACATCATCGAGTTCGGCTGGCAGGGCAAGCAGATCCGCTTCGTGCTGCGGCGCTACGCGTTGAAGGACTTTGAGGTGAGCGAGCGCGGCCACTACCGGACGCAGCGCCAGCGCCAGCAGGCCTTCGAGCAGGCCGATCGCTCGCGCTGGCGAGCGCTCTACTTGGTGGTCCGCGCCAAGCTCGAAGCGGTCGAGCGCGGCATCGCCGTCTTCGAGGAGGAGTTCATGGCCTTCATCGTGGTGCCGGGGCGCAACCAAACGGTCGGTGAGATTCTCCTGCCGCGGATCGCCGAGGGGCGCTTCGATGTGGGGCGGGCGCTGCCGGAAGTGACGGAGGGCTGACCATGCTCCGCCAGCACGCCCCGGTCGATCCGGCGCTCGCCTTCGGCGGCAGCGCCCCGCCGGCCCCGCCGGTCGTTCACGCACGGCCGCGGGTCGAGGAGCCGCCCCCCGAGCCGGCGGCGTTCATCCCGGTCGTGCGGAAGACGCCGGGGGACGGTGTCAACGGACGCCGAGAAAACGAGAGCGCCCGTTTTTCAGGAGCGTCCGTTGACAACGCGCCTCGCACCCCAGAGACCCGCTCGGCGGCCGAGATCCGCGCCGCGCTCCGCCAGCCGTTCTCGGGCCTGTTCGGCGCGGCCGGCAGCGGCAAGACGTTCCTGACCAAGGCCTGGGCCGAGGAGGAGAAGGGACTCGTGCTGGCCGCCACGACCGGCATCGCCGCCATCAACCTCGGCGGCGAGACCATCAACTCGATCCTCGGCTACTTCGATACCGCCAGCCTGCAGGAGAGCTACCTCAACGGGTTCCTCAGCGCCAAGCTCGGCAAGCTCTGGAAGTGCGGCGTGCGACGCCTGGTGCTCGACGAGGTGTCGATGCTGGCCGGCGACCAGCTCGGCTTCCTGGTCAAGGCGATCGAGGAGGTCAACACGCGCGGCTATGTGCTGTCGACCAAGCAGGACGCCGACGAGGACACCACCCCGCCGGCGATGGGCCTGACGGTGGTGGGCGACTTCTGCCAGCTCTCGCCGGTCAAGGCCACCTATGCCTTCGAAGCGCCCGAGTGGGATCGCTTCCAAGCGAGCACCGTGACGCTGACCGAGATTCGCCGGCAGGCCGACCCCGAGTTCATCCAGATGCTGCGCGACGCCCGGGCGGGGCGAGGGGCCGCGGTGGCGGCCTACTTCGAGAGCCGGGGCGCGATCCACGCCGAGACCGACGACCACTTCGCCGGGCCGACCATCCACGCGAAGAACGAGAGCGTCGACCGCTACAACGCGCTGCGGTTGTCGCGGCTCGCGGGGGCGGAAGTGACGTTCGGGTCCGATCGCTGGGGCAAGCAGCGCAGCGAGTGGGGGAATCCGCTGAAGCCGCCCTCGACCTGGGGCATCCCCGAGACGCTCACGCTGAAGGAAGGCGCGCTCGTGATGATCCTCGCCAACCGCCGCGAGGGCGGGGCGCTCGCCTATGTGAACGGCGACCTCGGTGTCCTAGAGGCGGTCGGCGACGAGTATGTCGTCGACGCCAAGGGCCGCGAGCGGCGGGTGCGGGGGGCCTACGTACGCCTGCAGCGCACCGGCCAGGTCGCGTTTGTGATCCCGGTGACGCGCCGCGTGAAGCTGCCGGCCGATAGCGCGCGGCGGAAAGAGCTGCGCCTGCAGGGGCACGAGGACCACATCGAGGAGCGGTGGGAGATTGCCGGGGAGATCACCTATCAGCCGTTGAGAGTTGCATATGCATCTACTGTTCACAAGTCGCAAGGGCTGAGTCTCGACAGCGTCCAGGTCAACGTCAGGGATGCGTTTTTCAAGACGCCCGGCATGGCCTATGTCGCCTTGTCACGAGCGAGAACGGCGGCAGGGCTGCGGCTGGTCGGGAGCGCGGCGGCGCTCATCGAGCGGTGTACGACCGATCCGCGGCTGGGGGGGTGGCTGTGAGTGCGACTGAGGTGATCGTACGCAAGTTCCTGTGCTCCGGCGACCGCCTCTTCCTCAATCCGTTCGAGGAGGATCTCGGGCGGCGGATCGGTGAGGCACGCTTCGCCACCAATCGGCAGAACGGCTGCCGCCCGGCCGTCATCCAAGACCTCGACGCGGTTTGCGCTAACGACCGTTTCGGGGGCATGGCCGAAGTTGCGGTCGCGCGCTGGTTGAACGTCTGGCCGATGACGCAGTTCACCGAGTACCTCTACTACAACCTGAAGCTGCCCGGGGGCGACCTCATTGCCGTGCAGTGGAACGACCAGCGCAAAGCCGCCGTGCTCGACCAGGCGCGCGAGGTGCGGCGCGGGCAGAAGCACAAAGAGGCACCTGACTTGTACATCGTACTGACTGGAGGGATCACCAATAGTGGCCGGTCCCTGTTCGAGTTCGTCGGGTGGACGACGCACGCCGAGCTGCTCGTCTCGCCGGTAGAGACGCTGAAGCACTATGGCCCGCGCTGGGTCCAATGCGATCTGCACGAGCGCCTCGACGTCCTGACGTGTGCGCGGGGCCAGGGAGTCGGGCGCGGTCGTGGAACCAGCGAGACAACGACGTGACCGATGGCGGCCGCCCCCCTCGCCCCACTCGCGCTCTCCCGCACCTGCGCCCTCCAGGACTTCCCGGGCTGCCTCTCGGTCGCGACCTGGCAGCAGTGCCTGGCCGACGAGGCCTGGGCGCAGTGGACGGCCGCCGAGCACCTGCGGACGCGGCACGGCGGCCTGGTCGTGAACTACTCGGGCGTCGACTTCCGCGCGCCGGGGCCGACGGCCAGCGCCTGGCACTACGCCGAGACGCCGGCCGCCCGGAACGGCGACGGCGCGGGGGAGGGGCCCGTGCCGGCGGTCTACGGGCTGTGCGTGCTCGATCGCATCGCGGCGCCGGTCGCGTTCCTGACGCAGGCCGGAGCGCTGCTCGGGCCGCACGGGCTGCTGTTTTTGACGTTCGCCTACTGGGATGCGGAAGGGGAGGACACCGCCGCCGGCCACGACGAGCGGCGGCGGATCTACTCGGCGCACAGCGTGGTGCGGCTGATTCGCGAGGCGCGGCGGCTCGGGTTCGAGAACTTCGGCGGGACCGAGTGGACGTACCACGGGAACCTGCTGGAGGACCACTCGTTGGCCTCGCTGGTGATGGTGCGGCGATAGGACTGTGGCAGGGCACGGCAGGGCCTGGCGCGGCAGGGTCTGGCTGGGGTTCGGTTCGGCAGGGTGTGGTGTGGTGAGGTGAGGTGATTTATGGCAATGGAGATCGAGATCGGGACGCGGCTGATGACCGCGATCGCCGCGGTGCTGATTGGCCTGCTGGTCGAGCGGTGGTGGAACTACGCGAGTCGGCGGCGGTAGACAGTTGAGGGTGTGCCGTGCTAGCCTATGCTGCATGAACACACCACATAAGCGGAAACGACAACTGAACGTGTACGTCAACGAAGAGTCCAGGGCGATTCTCACGGCGCTCCTGGCGCGGGACGGCGTCCCGTTTAGCGCCCAGATCGACCGGGCGCTCAAGCTCTGGGCCAAAGAGAAGGGCATCGAGGTGACACATGGCGCAGGACACGACACTCCCGAAGGAACGCAGCGATGACGGCGACCGCTGGTTCGATCTCGAAGAGCTCGCCAAGTACAGCAGCCTGTCGGTGCGAACGCTACAGCGCTGGATCAAGGATCCGGAGCGCCCGCTCCCACACCACCAGGTGCAACCAGCGGGGAAGGGCCGCGGGCGCACCGTCGTCAGCCGGCACGCGTTCGATGCCTGGATGGAGCAGTTCGCCGTCAAGGCGCCAGAGGTCGGCGACGCCGACTGGGTGCGCCGCGGATTCAAGAAGCAGTAGGGGGGTGTCGTGAGCGCGCCGCGGGTACCCGGGATCACGCTCCGCTTCGATCCGAAGCGCGCCGCGACCGGCCTGGGCTGGGGCGTGTTCGTCGACATCCGGCTGAACGGCAAGCGGCACAGCCCGTCGAAGTTCTTCGCGACCGAAGAGGCGGCCGAACAAGCATATGCAAGTGCGGTGACGACGGTCGCCGAGCTGCGGGCCGACGCGGCGCGGGAGGCGGCGCTGGACACAGCGCTCGCAATCCCGCCGCTCCCTCGGGCGCCGAAGGGCACACTGCTCTTCGAGACCCTCGCGCTGCGCTGGCTGGAGGAGGCCTGCAAGCCGCCGCAGAAGACCGCCGCGACCTACATGAACTACAAGGGGCTGCTCCAGCGTCACCTACTCCCGATCATGCGGACCTGGCCGGTCAGCGACGAGGTGCTCTCGAAGAAGCGGTTGAAGGACGTCCTGAAGATCGACCTGCACGCCAAGCGCGTCAGCCTCTCGACGCGCGTCGCGTGCCAGCGTTGCCTCAGCGCGCTGTTCACCTGGGCGCTCTCAGAGCTGCCGCCCAAGCAGCTGCAGATCAACCCGGCGCTCAAGCTCGGGAGCCGGCTGCTGCGCCAGGCCGACGAGATCGACGTGCGCCTGCGTCAGGAGCCCAACCCGATGACGCGCGTGCAGGTCGAGGCGTTCCTGGCGTGGCAGCGGACCGAGCGCCCCGAGCTGTATGAGTTCTTCCTGTGGCTCGCCGACGAGGGCTCGCGTGTCGGTGAGGTCAGCGCGCTACAGTGGGCGCACGTCGATCTGGCGCGCGGCAAGGCGCACATCCTCAAGTCCTTCTCGGCCGCGCAACGGAAGTTCGAGCGGCAACAGGGCGATGAGGACGGCTGCGGCGAGAAGGATACCAAGACGCACCGCAGCGACCAGTACGTCGATCTGAGCGACCGGGTCGTCGAGACGCTGACCGCGCTGAAGTCGGCGAACCTCGAACGGTGGATGCAGCGCGGGCGCTACGGCAAGCAGGCGACGCACGTCTTCCTGAACGGCGACCTCCAGCCACGCCGCCCCGACAAGTCCGTCTACAAGGCGTTCCGCGGCGCGTGCCACGCGCTGGATCTCAAGGGCCAGACCGGCAAGCCGTTCACGATCCATTGCCTGCGCGACACCTTCGCGACGCTCGCGATCTTGGAGGGCAAGCTGGATCTCGGCTGGGTCGCGATGATGCTCGGCCACGCGACCGAGGAGACGCTCAAGGCGCACTACTACAAGTGGGTGCGGCTGGTCGCGGACAACCCGCTGGCGGGGGTCAAGCGGTGACGATGCGGAGGCTGGAGCCGACGGTCGGAATCGAACCGACAACCCCCGCATTACGAATGCGGTGCTCTACCTGTTTGAGCTACGTCGGCCTGCGTGTGGCCCGATCTTCCAACTCGGTTCCAACTTCCCAACTGGAAACCGCTAACTCCTTGCTTATCAATGACTTACAAAATCGCCCAGATCATTACGAAAAGGCCGGCCGATCTCCACTTTTGCTGGCCTTTTTGACGAAACCGCCCCCGCTGTCCCTTCCTGCCTGTTCCTGGCACGACATGCTAACAGCCCATTGGAAGGGAGGCCGCGATGGCCCGCATCGAGGATCTCCGGAAGCTCGACGACACGCCGATCGAGCGCCAGGTGGAAGCCCTGGACGAGCCCTGCCGCACGCTGCTCGACACCATCGAGGAGCTGCTCGCAAGCGACGATCACCTCTGGGCCTACGGCACCCTCACCGGGATCCGCGAGACGGTGCGGACGACGCGCCGCGTCAGCCTCGGCCAAGAGCGCGCGATCAAGCACATCGCGCAGCGCGGGTATGCCGATGCGCGGCGGCGGTACGAGGGCTATCGGGGGCGGGGGCGCTGATGGCGCGCGCCACGAAGAAGACGCCGGAGGCGCCTGAAGCGCCGCCCCCGCTCGTCTGCGCCTTCGGCACCCCGTGGCTCGATCACTTCAAGCCGCCCGTCGGCACCGGCCAGGGCTGCCCGCACTGCGACGGCTACCGGTGCTGAGATGACGCTCACCATCATCTCGGGCGGACAGACTGGGGCGGACCGCACGGCGCTGGAGGTGGCGCGCGAGCTCGGGCTGCCGACCGGCGGGTGGGCGCCGCACGGCTGGCGCACCGACGCGGGCGCCGACCCGTCGCTGGCGGACTTCGGGCTGCGGGAGTGTGCCCTGCACAACTACCGCGTACGCACCCGCTGGAATGTCCGCGACGCCACGGCGACCGTGTGGTTCGGGCACATCGACACGCCCGGCGCGAGCTGCACGATCCGCGCCTGCCTCGACTACGACCGGATCCATCGCTGCAACCCCGACGCGGACGGCCTCGTCGCGTGGCTCGTCGAGCACCAGCCCCTGATCCTCAACGTCGCGGGCAACCGGCGGCGCACGAACCCCGGCATCGTCCAGCAGGTGCGCGACGTGCTGGCGCCCGCGCTCGCCCGCTACGTCGCGCTGGAGCAGGCGGGACGCTCATGCTGACCAAGCCTGCCGGCTGCCAGGGCTGCGCGCTACAAGAGAAGGGCCAGGGCTTCGCGCCGGCCGACGGCCCGGCCGGCAGCTGGCTCCTGCTCGTCGGCGAGGCGCTCGGCTACACCGAGGCGCTGACCGGCCGGCCGTTCATGGGCGACGCGGGCGGGATGCTGCAGCGCCTGCTCAACCTGCTCGGCTGGTCGCGGGACGCGATCCGCATCCACAACACGATCTCATGCTTCCCTGGTGACACGATCGTCGAGGCGGCTGGAGTCCAGCGTGGGTATCGGCGTTGGTATGAAGGGGACGTCGTAACGATCGAAACGCGGGCGGGCGTTCTCACCGGTACCCCGAATCACCCAGTACTGACCCAGCAGGGCTGGATCGCGCTGGGCGAGCTGCACGGCGGTGACTATCTGGTCCGCGGTGCCCTCAGCCAGGGGATGCAGCGGAGTGATCCACACGTAGAGTACCGACCAGCCCCGTTCGCGCAGGTGTACGAGGCGTTGGCGATGGCGGGGGTCACTCGACGGGTGGTTGGCCGCACAGTGGACTTCCACGGCGACGGGGGCAACGGCGATGTCGATGTTGTAGCCCTCCACCGGGTACTGCACGCGAGCACCGTCGATCCGAGCGACGAGTTGGCGGAAGAGCTCGTTCTCGACGCGCCCGACCGCCCACCCGTAGCACTCCTGGCTGATCGCGCGTCGTTCGACACGGTGGCGGATCTGCTCCGCGCTCTGGACGAGCCCACGCGCCGCCTCGTGGGCGGACGTTACGAGGGCCGCACGGCCCTCCACATCGAGGCGCTGCCAGCGGCTAGCCTGCGCGTCGGAGCGATTGCGGAGCTTGACCCCGGCGGCGAGCAACGTCGCGCGCAAACGCGCTTGACCTACGCCCCGCTCGACCGCGAGCGCCGCCACGCTCTCCCCCGCCCGATAGCGGCGGATCAGGTCATCAAGATCAAACGCACGCGCTACTCGGGCCACGTCTACAACCTCCAGACGACGTCGGCACAGTACCTCGCCAACGGCTTCATCGTCCATAACTGCCATCCGCCTGGCGACTGGTTCGACGAGCGCGCGCCGTGGTACTACCGCGCGATGGCCCATTGCCCGTACCTCGAAGCGACGCTGGCCGAGCGGCACCCGGTCGTCGTGCCGATGGGCCTGACCGCGATCCGGCGCGTGCTGCACCTCGAACACAAGAAGAAGGTGCGCGTGCAGGACTTTCATGGGAGTGTGCTCCGCGACCCGACCGATCGCTTCTGGGTGGTACCGACGTATCACCCGAGCTTCCTGCAGCGCGGGGCGACCAACCTGATCGGCACGGTGCTCTGGGACCTGAAGCGGGCGGAGCAGGCGCGGGAGAGCGGCCGGCCGGCGAGTACGCACACGCTGGTGATCGACCCGCCGGTCGCCTGGTTCAAGCAGTGGGTCGATCAGGTCATCGCCGCCCGCACGCAGGACCCGGGCGCCTACCCGCTCAGCAGCGACATCGAAACGCCCGACAAGGCCGGCGGCCAGGACGAGGGCGAGATCACCGCCGACGATGTGAGCTACCAGCTCCTGCGGCATAACCTCGCGTGCCACCCGGACGAGGGCGTGACCGTGCCGCACGCGGGCCCGTACCTCGACGAGCTGAAGCGGCTGTACGCCTCGCCCGGATGCATATGGATGTGGAACCGGGAGTACGACTTCGCGCGCCAGGTCCACGCGGGCCTGCTGCGGGAGGAGGACTCGGGCAAGGTCGTCGACCTGATGTGGCTCGCGCACTTTCTGCAGAGCGACCTGCCGCGGGGCCTGGGGTTCTGGGCGCCGTTTTATAGCGACTACGGCCCGTGGAAGCACACCGCGTCGGACGAGCCGGCGAAGTACGGCGCGGTCGACGGCTTGCAGACGCACCGAGTCGGGTTCGGCGTGGTCGGGGATCTCGTGCAGCAGGGGCAGTACTCGATGGCGCTGCGCCACACGCACACGCTGCTGAGCGAGGTGCTGCGGCCGGCGCAGCTGGTGGGGCTGAAGGTCGACCGCGCGCGGCTGATCGTGTTCAAGGACGAGCTGGCCGAGAAGGCGCGGGCGCGGCTCCAGGCGCTCCAGGCGGCCGTGCCCGAGGCGCTGCAGCCGCTCACGCCGAAGCCGGGGATGACGCGCCGGCCGGCCGCCTCGGTGCTGCATGTGAAGGCGACCGCGTTCACCCAGAAGGGCACCCTGCGGAAGGGCAAGCCCACCGCTGAGATCAAACAGGAGCTCTATGCCAAAGCCGTCGTCGTCGAACAGCTCGTCCTCCGGGAAGTCCTCGTCTGCCGTGATTGCGGCGCTGTTGAAGTGCAGCGACGACATCGATGCGCTGATCCTGCCACTGCAGCTCGTGCGGCTCACGCTCCTCGACTTGATGTCGACGTTGCGACGGTCCGCCGCTGGTTCTGGCAGGAGCCCTTCAACCCCGACTCCGTCCCCCAGGTCCTCGCCTACCTCAAGTACCGCAAGCACACGCCCGGGCGGGCGAAGAAGAGCCAGAGCGACGCCTCCACCAACCGCGAAACCCTCGAACGGCTGAGCCGCACGACCCAGGATCCGTTCTACCAGGCGCTGCTCGACTACCGCGCCATCGGCAAGGTGAAGGGGACGTATGTGGAAGGGACCGAGAGAAGGCTGGACAGCGAGGATCGCCTGCACCCAGTGCCGACGTTCAAGCCGAGCACGATGAGGCTCTCGTACGTGAATCCAAATATTACGAACGTCGTCGCCGACAAAGGCGGTTCGGCAGGGCTGGCGGCCGGCTTCCGGAGCTGCATTGTCGCGTCGCCCGGGTGCCGGCTCCTGGAGGTGGATTTTTCGGCCATCGAAGCCGTCGAGACCGGCTGGTGCGCGCGCGATGCGGAGTACTACCGGCTAGCGAAGCTCGGCGTCCACGCCGCGCTCGTCACCCATGCGATCGGTCAGCCCTACGATCCGCAGGCGAGCGACGCGGAGCTGCGCGCGCTCTTCACGGCGGTGAAGAAGCGCCACCCGCAGGTCTATGAGCCGGCCAAGCGCTACATCCACGGGCGGAGCTACGGCCTGACGGTCGCCGGGATGGTGCTGCAGTTCCCGCATCTGTTTCCGACCCAGGCGAGCGCCGAGAAGTTCGCGCGGGTGTTCGAGAAGATGGCGCCGGGCGTGGCGGCCTGGCAGACCGCGACGCAGGTGAAGGCGAGCCGCCAGCACTACCTGGGTGGGGAAGATCACCCGTTCAAGTACAAGCACTGGTTCTGGAGCGTGTACAGCTACAAGCGGCTGACGGCCACGCAGTACTACCGGCTGGTGAAGAAGTACGCCGGGACGGGGGAGCCCCCGTGCGTGCAGATCAACGGGCAGTGGTTCCGGGTGAGCCTGGGGGAGGATGGGAAGCGGGTGCTCGCGTTCTACCCGCAGAGCATTGCGTCGGGCATTCTGAAGGAAGCGATGCTGCGGCTCTTCGCCGACCGAGAGTCGCCGAGCTACCTCGGCGAGGTCTACTTCGGCAAGACGCCGCTCCGCGCCCCGATCCACGACTCGCTGCTCCTGGAGATTCCCGACCGGGCCTGGGACCGGACGGTCGAGATCGTGTGTCGGGAGATGCAGCGCCCGGTCATCGAGCAGCCGCTGCCGGCCAGCTGGGGGCGGGGCGACGGGGCGTGCGTGGCGATCGGCGTCGCGGCGAAGGCGGGGCACGACTGGGCGGCGATGGAAGAAATCGCCGTGCCGGGGTACGAGAGCGAGTGGGCGGCCGAAGCGGTGGAGCACGACGATGCAGAAGATTGGGCGCATCTCCAACGCGTTATCTAAGTGGCGCGTCGGGGTGCGCGACTGGGGGCCGCGCACCTGGACCCGCCTCCGGCAGGCGTGCTGCCCCCACGCCCATCTCTACCGGGTGACGGAAGGCGGCATGCGGTACTTCCGCTGCTGCGCGTGCGGCTATCAGGTCCCCCAGCTCCGGCGCAGCCCGGAGGAGCGCGCCCAGCTGCGTGCGCGGTGGCCGCGATGACGCCCGCCTGCTGCGCGTGCCTGCACTGGAAGCATCGCTACGACGACCAGTACGGCCGCGGCCGTGGGACCTGCTGGCACGAGGTGCCGTGTGTGATGACGCACGAGGACGACGACTGCGAGGCCTTTGTCGATCGGCTGGCGAACCGGGCGGAGTTCGAGGCCAGCCACGCGCGTGCTGCGCGTGATGCGCGTGATGCATATGCAACTATGCTAGGATGCTTGGATGGCAAGCAACGCACACATTGATACGGTCCTGAAGGAACTGGTGGAAACAGCCAACTATCTGCGCGAGACCGGCCGCCTGATGCGGGCGGCGGTCGATCACCTGATCGCAGTCGAGGAGCACTTCGAGAAGAGCAACCGCTACCTGATCCTGGTGGCTGAGCACGCCGACAAGGCGATCAACGCGGCACTGCGGGCGCAGGAGCGGGCCGAGGACGCTAGCGGGGACGCCGGTGGCCAGTAAGCCGAAGGGCCGCCCCTACTCGATGGCCTACACCGCGGCCGGGACGCCGCGGCGGTATCTGCTCAGCGGCATCCCGGCGTCGCTGTGGATCTCGTTCAGCGCGCGCGCCAAGCGCGAGCACATCGCCAAGCGGCAGGTGATCCTGCAGCTGGTGGAGGACTGGACCCGCCGGGCCTAGCGCGACATGACGTTCGGTAGGTTGCCCGCGAAGCGCGAGAGCAGGTAGAGGACGACCACGATCAGGGCGAGCACCTGGAGGGCGGTCGCCCAGTAGGGCGGCATCGGGATCTTCGTGGTGATGAGGTAGATGAGGAAGCCGATGAGCGCGATGACGAGGACGAGGATGACCAGATCCATATGCGTCTCCTTCTGAGCTAACTGCCGGGGCGGGGAAGAAAACTCGCGCCGAGCCAGTGCTGCGGGCGGCCCGGTGCGGTGGGTGAATCGTCCTCGCCCCCGCCCGCCAGCTGCGAGGCCGCCGCCGCGCCGCCGAGGAGCGCCGGCGGCAGGAACGACATCAGCGAGAAGCCCTGCTGGCGGATGCGCGCCTTCATCTGGGGGGAGAGGCGGGCGATCCAGGCAGGCTCGTGGACAGTGGCGTCGACTTCACCCATCGTCTGGTACGGTTCGACGACCGCCCAGGGATTGCCCGCGTAACCGATATTGAGGGTACCGGCTGCGCGCTCCGCCTCCCGCTGACTCATGTTCTGGTAGGACGCCAGGCCCCGCTGCCCAGATCGGTCGATGACCCGATAGCGCGTCACCGGCCCTGGGGCCTTGCCGGGGACCGGGACGGTGCCCTGCTCGACCTGGCCGCCGAAGGGCTTGAGCAGCTTGTTCAGGCGCGCCGGGAGGAGCTGGTCGTAGAAGGACGTCATGCCCTCGCCGCCGACCTGGAGGTCGAGGCCGGAGAGCGTCGGGAGGTACGGGTCGCCGTCGCGCGCGGCGGATCGCCGCGTCGCCTCGTGGCTCTCGTTGAGTAGCTCGTCGATGCGCTCCTGGGCCGCCTCCTCCGACTTGAACCATTCCAGGGCGCCGTCGTAGGTGTGGAGCGGCTCCCCATTGGGATCGTAGATGTGAAAGTACTCGGGGGTCGTCTCGTGACCGACGCTCCACTGATCGCGCTCCCACTTCCTCCCTGCTTCGTGGCGCTGGATCTGCTCGGTGAGTTTCGCCGCTGGCCCCTCGCCGATGTGCTCAGCGATCTCCTCCGGCTCGACACCCTCATCGATCACCCGCGCGCCGTCATGATCGTAGGCCAGCAGCCGTCGCTCGACGGGGTCGTACTCGATCTTGCTGACCTGCTTGGCCAGGTCGTACCGCTCATTCTGCGTGCCGCCGCTCGTGAAGCCGAGCCAGGACAGGTCGCGGCGGTGGGCGACGTCGAGGAGCTGCTGCTTGAGGGCCAGATCGGGCCAGGTCTCCTTGAAGGGGGCGTCGGGGATGCCCTTGGGCGATTCGAGCGCGCGGAGCTGCGTGTTGAGGTGGTTGTACTGGTCGGAGGCACGGTCAAACTCCGCATTGGCGACCTGCGACGCCCGCTGCGCGGCGCGGGCCTCGGGCGTCGCAGCGGCCCTGTCGCGTGCGGTTCGCCACGCCTCGATGGGGTCTGATTCCCACCCACCTCCAGAGGGCGCCCGGTACGCCTGGGTCGCCTCGTCGAAACTCTTCAGATGCTGCCACTCGGGCGGCAGGTACTGGGGCAGGTGCTCGCGCTGCCGATTGATGTGCGCCTGGGTCGCGGCGTCGCGGGCGACGGCCTTCTCATGGAGCGCGGCGTCGGCTGCCGCCAGCTGAGGGCGCAGCTCCGCCGCTCGGGCCTGCATCTCGGGCGTGACCTGCGCGTAGCCCGACCGCTTGCCCGCCTGGTGCCAGTCGGACTGGATCTCTTCGAGGAAGCGCCCGCGCTCGCCAGGATCGTGCGGGTAGTTGGTAAACCCACGCGACTGCCCGTACAGCGCCGCCTCGTCGTGCGAGATGAGGCCCTGACTCACCGCGCGCTGCGGTGCCCCCGAGGCCAGGTGCTCGGGGCGCGTCACCCCGGCGACGTCTTGAATGATCTGCTCGATTTCGGGGAGCGAGCGCATCCCCTCGATTGGGAGCGCCCGCTCGGTGGTGCGCGCGTGGGCAAGGATGTTGGGCTGATCGAAGTGGCCGGAGCGGTACTGCGCGTTCGGCAGCGCATTGATCTGCTGCTGGAGGCGATTGAACTTCTCGACGAGTTCGGGGGGATGTGGCGCAAACCGATCCTCGCCGCGCGCCTGATGGAACGCGGCGATCTCGGCATCGACCGCATCCCGCTGGGCGACGAGCTTCTGCATGCCCGCCTCATCCGCGCCCGCTAGCTGCGTGAGCGACTCGCGGTAGTTCTCGCCGCCGGGGAGGGTGTAGCTCTGGTACTTCGGGGCGGCCGTACCCGACTCGGCAATCGCCCGCGCTTCATCCTCGCGCGCCACCGTCCGCGTCGACCCGTCGGAATACTGCACCACCCACTGATTGCCCCGTTGTTCCACCGGCAGCGCGCCCCCGAGCACCGTCCGCGTGATCTCGGGCGGCGGGTGCGCCTCCAGATGCTGCGCCAGCTCCTCCTTCGAGATGAGCTGGTTCCCCTTGCGGGTGATCAGGTCGGGCAGGTTGCGGTAGGCGACCTCCTCCTGGCTCGCGCCCGACTTCAGGAGCGAGGCGAGCTTGTTCGGATGGATGCCCTTCTTGCCGACTTGCTCAGCGACCCGATCGACGCGCGAGAAGAAGCCCGGCGGCAGCACGGCGGCCAGGTGCGCGGCGGCCCCACCGACAAACGGCGCGGCGGCCTTGAGCGCCGGGCCGATGGGCAGGTCGAGATTCGTCGCGATGCCGAGCGGCGTCGAGTTTTGGACGCCCTGGTCGATGAGCTGGTGGGGGATCCAGTCGTTGGGCGCGTTGAGGATGTCACCGACCACCGCGGGGATGCCCGCCCGGGCCATCGCCTCACGCGCCGGGGCGTTGCGCTCATCGAGGGCCTGGTGACCCAGCTGAGCGAGCGCCTCGGTCGAGGGGGCCGTCTCCCAAAGCGGGGCGTAGTCCTCCTTGAACTGGTGCGCGATCCCCTGCACGGGTGCTGAGCCAAGGATGCGCTTGACGGGGTCGATGACCGACGAGTTGATGAACGCCTGGGTCTGCTGCCCGCGCTTCGCCCGCCAGGCTTCCATCCCGGCGTCGAACGTCTTCGCGCGCGCCTGCTGCTCGGGCGTGGCGGCGGGCAGCTTCGCGTTGACCCAGTCGCGGGCGCGCGTGATCTTGTCGGTGACCGCGTCGACCTCGTCGTCGACGCCGACAAGCTCCATGAGCCGGCGCCAGAAGGAGGGAGGGGTGGGATCGTCGGCGGCAGCCATGTCTGAGGCCTAGCGACGGGGCGTGGTCGCCCGAGCGGGCGGCATCGGCGGCGGAGGCGGTGGGGCGTGCTTGTCGTCCTTCAGGAGCGCGTGCGCCTGCTGCAGCCACTGCGCGGCGGCCGGCGTGCCGCCGGGGATGGTCAGCCCCTGGGTGAGCAGCCGCACGCCGGTCGGGTGGTTCATCAAGATCGCCATCGCGCCTGTCCCCAGCGTCTCCCCGACCCCCCACACGGGATTCTTCGCGGCCAAGAACACCTGCCCCACCGCGTGCGCGAAGGTGCCCGACCCCGAGGGGTTCGGGTGCTCGGCGAGCATCCGCCCCAGCCGGAAGAAATTGTCGAGGTCGGCAATGTGCTGCGGGCTGTAGAGGAGCTGCTTGGTCTGGTCGCCGAGCGCGTTCCACTTGTTCGCGACCGCAGCGGCCTTCTTGTAGCCGCCTTCTTCGGTCGCCGTCGTCAGCAAGTTCTGGAGGTACCCCCGGCCGAGCTTCCGCATCTCGGGCTGGCCGACTTCCTTGGCGAGCTTTGTGAGGTACTCGATGTTGACGTCGTCGGCGCGGGTGGCGAGGTCGAAGCCGCGCATCGGCTCGGCGCCACGGGTCTGCACCTCGTGCGCGGTACCCGAGAACTTGGTCCGCAGGTCGTCGACCATGTGCTTGAGTGCGGTCTCCCGTCGGCCCTTCTGCAGGCCGGCGAGGATGGCCGGGTCGGCCTGCGTCGCCGCGTGGTCGACCGCGTCCTGGAGCACCCGGACGCCCTGGGCCGCGATCCCCTGGCTGCGGTTGCGGAGGCCGCCGCTCGCATCGGCGAGCCCCTTGAGCGCGCCCAGGTCTTTCTCCAGGGCGAGGAGCTCGTGGTAGTCGCCGCCGCCCATGATCCGGCGGAGCGCGGGGAGGGCAGGCGAGGCCTCTTGGACCGCGATCGTCGCCCCCTCCAGCTCCTTGAGGAGCGGACGCAGCGCCTGGCGGATCGGCCCCATCGCGACCGGCGCCTGCATCGTGGTCATGATCGGCGCGCCGGTGTGGGTGCTGATCTGGCCGGTCGTCACCTGTTGGGCCGGCAGCCCCGCGACGGCCTGCTCGGCGGCGTCGTAGCCGACACTCGCCTCGCGCCCCAGGGTGCCGACGCGGGTATCGAGCGCCTGACCGACGGACTTACCCGCTTGCGAGGGCGTCAGGGGGACGGGATGGATCTTGTCGGCAAGGTCCTCCCCCAGCGCGGTCAGTCGCTTGCCGCGGAGGTACTCGACCGCCTGGCGCACGGGCGCGCCGAGGAGGGAGTTTTCGGCCCCGACCTGGAGCCGCTTCATAAACAGGTTGGCGGTGGACGTCGCCAGGTCGATGGGGATGCCGTGGGCGCGCCCGAAGTCGACCGCTGCCTGCCCGACCGCCGGGAGCTTCGAGGCGAAGAGCGCGCGCCCGGCCTCCCCGAGGACGGGGATACTCCCCGCAATGCCCGCCGCCCAGCCGGGGTCTTGGCCCTGCGCCTTGGCGATGCCCGCCGCGCCGGCTCCTTCAATCGCCGCGCGGGGGAGGAGGCGTGCGGCCGTCTTGCCGACGATGGGCGCCAGGCGCGGGGCGGTAGCGGCCGTTACGCCGCGCGCCAGGCCGGCGACCTTGCTCGCCGGGACCAGCGCTTCGGCCACCTGCTCGCCGAACTTGCCGACCTTCTGGGCCGTGTCGCTCGGCGCGAGGACCTGGTCCGCCTGGCGGAAGGCCTCGGCTGAGAGCCCCGGGCGCCCGTAGAGCGCGTCGACGGCGCTGCTGACGCCCGGGATCTTATGCACGAGGCCCCCGAGGTTGGCCGCCGTCTGCCCCGCCCCCTTGGCCGCCCCGAGGGCGAGATCCTCGCCCGTCGCCAAGAGCGCCGAGGGGCTGTACCACGGGGGCGCCGAGGGCGTCGCCGGGGTGGTGGGGGTCGTGCGCTGCTTGAGCTCCTCGGCGGTCGGGACGTGAATGTCGCCGGGGCGCTCCGGGCGCCGCCCCGGCGGGTCCGGCCGGGACGTGGCCCCTGGCGCCGCCGCCCCCCGCTCGCGCGCCTCCACCCGCTGCCGGAAGTCGGCGAGCGCCTCCTTCACGTACTGAGCGGTCACCGGCCCGTGCTGCGCCAGGTCGGGGCCGCCGTGGTAGTAGCCGAAGATGGCCGCCGGGTTCGGGTCGTGGTCGCTGGCCTCCCGGATGTTGCGGATGCCTGCCTCGATGTTCTGGAAGGGGTCGGCCGGGTCGAGGTTGTACGCCTTGGCGGTCGCCGGCATGAGCTGAAAGAAGCCGACCGCGTGGCCCCCGGGCGTCGGCGCGCCGGTCGTGATCGATCCGTCGGCCGCCTGATGGACGCCCCGCGACTCGCGGTCGAGGATCGTGAAGGCCAGCTCCGGGTCGACCTGGTACTTCTTCGCCGTCTCGCGCACGTAGTCGCGCAGCGTCGACGGCTGGGTGGCCTGCGGCGGTGGCGGTGGGGGCGGCGCGGCGGCCGAGGCCTGGGGGTCCATGCTACGGCCTCTTGATGCGGTAGGTGCCGTCGGGGAGCTTCTCGTACTCCGAGTCGAGCGAGACACCCCCGGTCACGGGTTTGCCGCCACCGCCAGCCGCCGGCGGCGGGGTGACCGGGGCTTTCACGCCGCCGCCGAAGATGAAGCCGGGGTCGATCCCGTGCGCGTTGGCCCGATCCTCGATGCGCCCCCGCTCGTTGTCGTTCCAGCCCTTCATGTTCTCCAGGAACTGGCGCGAGGTTTCGACCATCGCGGCCATATCCTCGACCGGGACGCCCGCCCCGCCCGCCTTGAGCTTCTCCCAGCCGCCTTCGAGCCGTTGGATGAGCCCGAGCCCCTCGGCGGTCCGCGCGTACTCGCTTTCGCGGACGACGGAGGTCGGGTCGAGCATCTTCTGGAAGGTGATGAGGATGTCCTGCGCGCCGCCGATGCGGTCGCCTTCCTGGAAGCGCTTCAGTCCGGTTTGCATGAGGGTGAACTGCCGCGCCATCTCGCGGAGCGGCTGCTGGAGGCGCAGCCACTTCGTGTTGAGGACTTCGATGAGCTGCGACGTGGCCTGCGCCGTGAGCGGGGCGTCGTGGAGCGCTTCGGCTCGCGCGAGGGCGACCTCGGCTGCTTGGAGCGCCTGCCGATGGCGCAGTTCCTCGTTGACGCGCGCCACCTGGACGGGCGCGATCCGGCGCATCGTCTCCCGGGGATCCTCACCCTGCTTGCCGTACATCTCGTAGGCGACGCTGTCCCGGTTCCCCACGGTGCCGCCCGCGAGCGGGCCCAGGCTCGGGATCGAGTTGACGACCTTGCCGGTCTGCGCGTCGTAGAGATCCTGCACCCAGGTGCCATCCGGGAGCGGCCGGCTGTTGCCCTCCCGCAAGGTCGCCGCCGCGCCCGCACGCGTGCGCATCTGCGCCTCGGCCCACATCCGCAGGCCGTCGGCCTGGGGATTGGGGCTGCCCTGCGCCTCGGCGACCCGGATCCAGCTCTGCTGCTCCCCCTCGTCCGCGCCGGCCGACCGCGCCACGGCCTCCTGCCGCGCGAGGTCGCTCGACGACGGGAAGATCGGGCGCAGGGTCGTCCGCTGCGGGGGCACGGGGACACCCCGCCCGACCTGGCCGGTCGTGGCGCCCGATTGCCCGTCGGCGATGAGGCCGGGGGGACGGGGCGGCGCGGCGGACACCGGCAGCGGCGGCCCCGCGGGCGGCTGGGGCGGCGGCATGAACGAGACGCCCGACGACGGTGGCCCCCCCGTGGGCGCCGCCGCGCCTGGGGCTTGGGCCTGGGCCTCCGGCGGCGGCGCGAAGGAGGCACGCGGATCCGCCCCGAACGCGGACGGCGCGCCTGGGATGGGCGCCCCGCCTGGCCCGGGGAAGGCCGGCATCGGCGGCCGCGCGGGGGGCGGCGTCCCGAAGGTGGCGCCGGGCGGCGGGCCACCGAGCACCGAGGGGGGCTGGGGCGGCGGCGCGCTGGGCTGAGGCGTGCCGGGCTGGGTCGTCGGCGCGGGCGTCGCCGGCGTGACCGGCCCGCCCTCGACCGCACTGGTCGACGGCTGCGCGAGCGACCCAGTCGCGGGGGCGGCGACCGAGCCGGCGGGCGTCGGGATCGACGGGGTCGCGGGCGGGGTGCCCCCACGCGCGTCACCCGGCCGCTGCTGCGCCCGCCGAATGATGTCCAGGTAGGGCGTCTGCTCGATCTCGCCCATCCAGCCGGCGAGGCCCCCCTTGCGTTTGCGGGGGTTCGCCAAGTCGAGGATGCCGGCGCCCGCGTAGGCCTGCATCTCCTCGTCGTCTGAGTTGAGCAGCGCCTGGAAGGCGCGCCCCTGCCGGTCGGCGGCCTTCTCGGCCTCGTCCCGCTTCTGTTTCTCGATCTCGTAGTGTCGATCGGCGTAGCCGGTGAGCACGCCCTCAAGCCATCCGATATGGCTACCCGCCCTTCTGTTCGTGTGCAGCCTGATCCACAGGAGGTTGCCGAGGCACGACCCAAACGTAGCGCGGTTCACGTCCCTTGCGCCTCGCCCAGGTGTCGCGCATCCAGTACGGCGCCTGCCGTCGATGTTTCGGGCGCGGCCGCGTGTTGGCGTGCTGTTCCTTCGGCGTCGCCCAGCGGACGTTCCCCGGCTCGTAGTCTCCCGCGTTGTTGATGCGATCGAGCGTGTGCTGAGGAGAGGGTCGACGCCCCACGTCGGCGAGAAACGCCACGTAGGAGGCCTGCCAGCGCGCGCAGACCGTGATACCCCGCCCCCCGTAGTTGTGGTAGTCCTTCGCCGCCGGATTGCGGCAACGGCGCCGCATGTTCTTCCAGCAGGTGTACTCAGGCGGGCGTGGGGCCCCACGGGACACCCCACGCAGATCGCCATGCGGTTCTCGCTGCTCCCATCCCATCGCCCGCCTCCCTCAGTACTGGCCCAGGCCGAAGTCGACCGGCGGGCGATACGACGCGGCCGGCTTGCGCACCCCGGTGCGGAAGTCGACGCCCAGGTTGCCCGGCGTCGAGAAGGGGAGCTGGCCCGCGCCAGGCGTCGGGGCGGGCGGCGGCTGGAGCGTCCCGCCCTGCGGCGCGGTTGGGGCCGGAGCCGGGGACGGCGGTCCCTGGACCCGACCGTTGTCTTGCGTCGTGCCGGTCGTCGGCTTCGCGCCCTTCTTGAACGCCACCTCGCCCACGTCGCGCGCCAGGCCCCCGATCGCCGCGCCGGTCTCGCCGCCTTCCTTGCGGGCGTACGTGCGGTTGGCCGCCCCCTGGGTGAGCAGGTTGCCGTAGACGTTCCCCGCGTTGCCGAGCATGGCAGTCCCCTGCCCGAGCGCGTTGTTGCCGAGGCTCGCGAGCTGCTCAGCGGCGTAGGGCTGCACGCCGGTCGTCAAGCCCGCGATCTTGCTCGCGCGGTCCCGGTTGAGGTCGGTCGCCGCCAGGTCGCGCGCCGCGCCGCGGATGCCCTGCTGGTTGAGGTTGCGCTCGGCGCCGCGGTAGACCCCCGTGAGCTGCGCCGTCGGCCCGGCGACCGCCTGGGCCATCGCCGCGCGGTTGCCGCCGAGCAGCGTCTGGTAGTAGGCCGCCGGGTCGGCCAGGTAGTTCTGCCCCTGGCGGGCGAGTGACCCACCCAGCTGGCCCATCTGGCCGGCGGCGCCTTGGGCGCCCCCGAGGGCGGCCAGCTCCTCGGGCGAGCGCTTTTGCGCCATCTTGGTCGCTTGTTGGCCGGCGAGCATGCCGCCGACGACCCCGCCGCCCTGCGCGATGAGGGGGCCGTACTTCTCCCAGAAGCCGGGGGGCTGGTCGCCGGGGGGCTGCTGTTGCTGCTGCTGCCCGCCGGTCTGGCCGCCGGTCGGCGCCGCGCCGCCGCGACCCCAGCCCAGGCCGGTCGACGGCGAGCCCCCCGGGTAGGTCGGCTGCGCGCTGCCGCCCTGCTGTGAGGCCGCTAGGCCGCCCTGCACGGCGCCAGTCAGCAGGCTCCGCCAGTCGACGCCCGGCGCGCTCGCCTGCCCCTGGGGCGCGACCACGCGCTGCCCCGACGAGGCGAAGTTGTTGCCCGAGGGCGCGCGCCCGTTGAACTGCTTGCCCAGATAGTTGCTGAACACGTTGCCCCCTTGTGCCGCCAGTCCCCCGGGGACGCCAGCCTGCTGCAGCCCCTTGCTGGCGTACTGGCTGCCGACGTTCAGCGCGACGTTCTTGCCGATCTGCTGAGCCGCCTGCTTGACCCCGCCCGCCCCGCCGGTCGTCCCGATCCCGGAGAGCGCCCCTGACCCGCCCGCCTGGAGCGAGTTCTTGAGCCCCTGGCCGGTCGCCAGGCTCGTCCCCGTCCCGGTGGCGAAGTTGGTCGCCGCGCCCTTGGCGACGCCCTTGGCGACCTCCTTCAACCCGACCTTGGTCGCCCCGCTGGCCACCGCCCCGCCCGCCCCGGGGACGGGGATGGCCCCCAGGCCGCCGCCAAGGAGCGCGCCCTTCCAGCCGCCGCCATCGAGCGCGCCGCTGAGCGCCCCGGCGCCGGCGCCGAGCGCGAGGAGCGAGGCGCCGCCGGTGAAGGGCGCGGCGACGAGCGGCGCCGCCTTCAGCGCGATCTTGCCGACCTGCTTCCACCGCTTGCCGGAGATGCCGAGAAAGCCCATGGTCGCTTACCCTCGCGTCAGATCATCGGCCGTCGGGCCGGGTTGACAAGATCCCCCCTCAGCGCCGCCGCGTGGTCGCGCGGTACACCGCGGGGAGCGCGCCCCCGGCCGGATCGGCCGAGCTCGGGAAGCCCGGATTGTGGCAGTCCATCCGGTCCTCCCAGTACTTGTTGTGCCCGAGGTACCACTTGCCGTCGCTAAACTGCCCGACGCTGCTCGCCTGCCCCACCCAGTAGCTCAGATCGCCAATGCCCCCGGGGAGACCGCATTCGGCGATGGCGATGGGGTTGAAGTGGTTGTAGCTCGCTTCCACATCGATCGCGATCTGCGCCGGGTCCGCACTCATCGCCACGATCGGATCCCCGGGCGCGGTCCCGGACCCCGTGAGCTTCGCCGCGGCCTGCTGCGCGACCGCGAGCGCTTCCCCTACGGCGCGGCGCAGCGCGGCGACGTCGTCCTGGGTCGCCGCCGTCGCGGCGAGATCGGCGAGCGTCGCCTGGGTCGCTTGGAGCTGCGTCGTGTGATCGGCGGCCTGGTCCCACAAGAGGCGCACCGACTGCTGCGCGCGCCAGTCGGCGATGCCATCGACGTGCGGGTAGCGGCGGCCTGGCGTGTGAGGCGTGGGCTCCACGCGCACGGGGATGATCGTGCCGCCGCCACCGCCTCCACCCCCACCGCCCCCGCCACCGCCGGGGCCGGGGGGCGGGTCGATGATGGGCCCGGCGGGCACGCCCGCGACCGTGACGGTGAGCGCGGTCATATCGCCGGCCTGCTCGCCGATCGTCGCGGCCCAGACGACGCGGAAGCTGTTGTTGGTGAGCGCGCGGAAGGACGGCCAGGCATCCACGCCCGCCGCGACATACGGGCCGTAGAGCGGCGTCGTCGCCCCGATGGGGTGGACGACCAGGCCCGAGATCGACGAGTAGTAGCCGAGCCACCAGGCCCCGTTGATCGGGAAGGCGACCGGGAAGTAGACGTCGCCCGGGAGCGTGACCGGGGTGGGCAGGCCAATGACCGAGAGCACCAGGCCGACCGAATCCTTCCAGAGCGCGCGGTGCTTGCCGAGCAGACACAGGTCGTAGGCGTGGTTCGGGGTGAGCGTCCACTGTGTGCCGTTCAGCTCGCGCACCTTGGAGGGGCCGGTCGCGTTGTAGTCGGGTTTGAAGCCGATCTCGGCCTCCGGCCCCATGCCGAGGAGGCCCGCGACGGTCGAGCGGAAGCCGGTCGTGGAGTTGAGCCGGCGATAGGGCGAGGTCGCGTGCCCCCACCACCAGGCCGCGTGCCCCCCGCCGGCGAAGCCGAAGTTGGCCGCCGAGGGGGTGGCGGGGTTCAGGCGCGCGGTCGCGCCGGTCGAGACGTTGTAGGTGCTCGCGGTCCACTCGTCGCCGGGCAGCGGGTCGACGCCCGAGGCGAAGGCGATCGTGTCGTCGTCGATCCAGCCCAGGTTCCCGCCGGCCGGGACGATGACGGCGTTGTTCAGGTTGAGAGCGTAGCCGCCGACCCCGTGGCTGTAGCTGCCGACGCTGTTGATGGTGGGCGGCATCGGGGGTTAGGCGGGCGCCTCGGCCGCGGCGCCGCCGCTGGCTTGCGCGGCGAGCACCGCATGGGTCATCGGACGGCTCGGGTCGAGGTCGTCGTTGCCGAAGGGTTGGACGGTGATCGCGCGGGCCGCGCCCCAGGGCTGAATGACGATCGTCGTCTCGTCGCGATAGAGCCAGAAGGGCGCCGCGCTCGTGAGCACGTACTTGATCAGCACACCCTTGCCGGCCTGGAAGCCGTTCAGGAAGCGGCGCTGCTTCTGGCCGCCGGTCGAGGGAATTGCATATGCATGTGTCGTCGTGTCGCCGACCTGGTTGTGCTGCACGTAGGTCGTGAGCGTGACGTCGGCGGTGGACTTCAAGGTGATGTGGCCGTAGAGCGGATAGAACCAGCCGGGCAGGCCGTGGTTGGTTTCTTGGGTCTCCCAGCGGTCGAGCGCGAACGGCTCCTCGTCAAAGAGCGGCTCGGCCGAGTAGAGCCGGCCGGGATGACTGTCGACGGGGAAGAGGCGCCACACGCGGCCGAGCGCCTGTTGGTTGAGCGCCAGCTGCACGACCTTCCGGCCGTTCGTGTTCACCGTGAGCGTCTCGACGACCGTGCCGTCGACTTCGACCTGGACCTGCTTGTCGACCCCGTAGGTGTCGCATTCGAAGATCACCGCCTTGAGCCACTTGTCGGCGCGCGTGCCGAGGATCGAGAAGTTCTGGTTCCAGTTGGTCTGCTCGGAGGGCTCGGGTTGGAGCTGCCAGCGGTGCGTGTAGAGGAGGCCCGGCGCCTCGTCGATCGCGACGAAGCGGAAGACGTGGCCGCGGCCCCAGGGCAGCGTCAGATGCACGGTCTGCCGGCCGGTGGTCTGGACGCGCCAGAAGGGCTCGCTCGTCGCCGGATGGGCCAGGCGGACGCCGTCGACGTAGACCTCGATGCGCTTCTCGGCGCCCGCCGTGTCGCAGTAGAGATCGAGCCCCGTGTAGTACTGGTCCCACTGGTTTTCGAAGTGGATGTCCCAGGCGGCGATCCGCGGCGGCTCCTGGACGTAGATCCAGTCGGCGCGGTAGAGGATCCAGGTGACGCAGTCGAGCGCCTCGGGGCGCAAGCGCACGAGGTTGGCCGGGACGGCGGGCCAGGAGAACTTGATCTTGTGCCGGTTCGCGGCGGTGACCGTGAGCGTGTCGACCAAGGACCGCGTGCCGTCGAAGTCGCGCTCGACGAGCACCGTCTTGGTCTGCCCGCCGGTGTCGCAGTCGAGGGTGACGCCGGTGAGCCAGACTTCGTCGGGCGAGTTGAGGTCGTCCCAGTTGGTGACGCGCTTGTTGGTGATGTCGGGCTGGAGCGTGATCGCATAGCCGAGCTGATAGAGCGTGGGCGGCGTGCCGGCGGTCGCCCAGCGGAGCTCGCAGGCGATCGAGTGCGCCTTCTGCGGGCTCGGCCCGAACGGATCGAGGATGAAGCGCTGCCGCCCGGCGACACCGGTCGTGACCGGGATCGGGAGATCGATATGCGTCTCCTCGTTCAGGTACACCTGGACGTCGATCTGGGTGCCCGCCGGATCGGCGTCGAGGAAGAGGTCGCCGAAGAGCTTCTCTTCGCGCCGTTCGCCCGAGGCCGAGCCCGTGCGGATCGTGCAGGCGATCGCCGCCCCATCGTCGCTGGTCCCGCTGTGGCTGTAGCTCACGCCGGTGCCCAGGCCGCCCATGAGGAGGACGTCCTCGTCGACGCCCTGGAGCACAGCGGGCGCTTTGCCGAAGCGGTAGTGCCGCCAGAACTTCTGCAGGATGGAGAAGACGAGCACCTGGCGCACACCCGAGGTGTCCTGGTACTGGAAGTAGAGATCGTTCTCCCACACGGTGAGGCGCAGCGCGGCCGTCTGCGTCTTGTCGATCGGCTGATAGCCGTTGACGGCGGTGCCGTAGAAGAGCGGGTTGATCTTTTCGCTGAGCCAGTCCTCGGGCCCGCCGTCGGTCGCAAAGACGCCATCCTCGGCAACGAAGAAGATCAGGCCGCCCGGCCCGGTGCAGAACGACCAGCGGCCGAGCAGCCCGCGCGTGCAGAGGGACGGCGCGGCGGTCACGCCCTGCCCGCCCGAGAGGTTCGGGTAGAGGAAGTACATCCGCGCGCGGCTGAAGACGAACGCCTGGTGGCCGGCGATGCCGCCGTTGAGCAATTCTTCGGAGGGCGCGCACACTTCGACGTTACCGGTCGCCGACCAGTGATCGGGCTGGCCGGCGACGCAGTAGTAGGCGTGCCCGGGGCGGTACGGATCGCCGCAGGCGAAGAGCATCCCCTCGACCGGGCCCCAGAGCGCTGAGACCGGCTGCGCGAGCACCGTGTCGCCGTCCTCGGTGACGGTGGGCACCGGCTGGTAGTGATCGGACGGGAGCGTGCCCGCGCCGACAATCTCGGCGTCGCTGAACTCATCGGTAAAGGGCCCGCCGTCGGCCGCGTTCTCCCCGCAAAAGTACCAGTCGTCGATGAGCGAGCCGCCCCGCCGGTAGATGCGTTGGCGCACGGCCGCGTCGCCGTAGGCCGGCGGGGTGACGATGACGCGGCGGCGCGCCGGATCGATCACGGCCGTCTCGGGGGCGAGCGGGTCGACGCGCAGGTCGATCTGTTCGTCCGAGCCATTCGACTCGGCCCCCGTGCGCGGATCGTAGTGGGTGACCCGGTAGTCGTAGGGCTGGGCGCCCGGTTCAGAAGTATCGGGGCCCCAGCCGCCGGTCAGGTACACGCCGTCAACGCCGATCGCGAGCGGGTCGGCGTAGTCGTCGACGGTGCGGACGTAGATGATCAGGCCGGTGACCGTCGCCCAGTTGCGCCCTGCGGTGGAGCCGATGCGCTGGAAGTCGCCGCGCCGGAAGGGCGCGCCGGTGAGGCCGTAGGTGTACCACTGCTGCGAGGCCAGGCCGATCTGGAAGGAGCGCGCGCGGCCGGGGTCCGATTGCTCGCGACCGGCCTGCCAGCTGGGGCGGGTGTCGTCGTAGCGGCGCGTCTCGCTGTCCTTGTCGCGGAGCGCGTGGATGCGCGCGTCCTCGGCCGCATCGATCTGCGCGCGGACCGCCTGGACGAACTCCACGTAGTCGTTCGGGCGGAAGGCTTTCACGTAGGCGTCGCTGTTCTTGCCGGCGTCGTCCTTGACCCCCGGGAGCACCAGCGGATCGAACAGCTCGCTGACGACGACGTACAGGCGAATCTCGGCGAGCTTGTCCGGGTGCGACGTCTTCAGCGAGAGGCGAATGAGGTCGTCGTCGCTCGCGTCGTGGACCGCCCCGCCGTCGATGTCGGTGAGGTGGGTCAGATCGAGATCGAGCGGCAGGCCCCACCAGGAGTCGTAGCCCCCTTTCACGACCGGGGCCGGATCGTCGAACGGCACGACGACGGTGGCCGGGGCGGTGACGCAGTAGATCCCTTCGCCGCCAAACGTCGGGCTGAAATCCGGGACGGGCGCCGCGGGCACCCCGGTCACCGTGCCGGCGCCATCGTGACCGGGCGCGGGCGTCCAGGCCGAGGCCTGGGTGCCGTCGGAGGGGTCGCACTGGGCGATCGCGCGCGAGCACTCGGACGCCAGGTGCGTCGCGGCCGGGGTGGCCGGGGCCGGCAGCCCAATCGGGAGCGCCAGGCCGTCGGCGCGCACCTTCGCCATCTTGCTCGCGTCGCCGACAAACATCCAGGGGACGCCCGAGAGCGGCGGGCGGTGGGGGAGGAGCGCGAGCGGCTGGCCGCTGTAGCCGGAGGAGACGGGGGCGGTCGCCCCGCTGAGCCCCCGATGAAGCGCGCTACCGACGCCCCAGAAGCGCGTGTCGGGGCCGCCCGGGTCATGGAGCTTGCGAATCGAGTGACAGATCGTTTCCCCGCCGTGGGTCGCGACGACCGTCTGGCCCGGGCGGGCGGTCGCTTCGCCTTCCGACTGGTGCCAGAGGTTGGTGTGGCGCGCCCAGCCCTCCATCGCATCGAGCGAGTCCTTGAGGTTGAGCGTACCCGAGCCGAAGCGCACGCGGTGGTTCTCGAACGCGCCCTCGAACTGGCTGTTCGTGACGTTCTGCGCGCGGCGGCTGATCTGTTCGGCCATCGGGAGGCGTCCTCCTGCTCGTCCCGCACCGACGCGCCGACCCCGGAGTCGATGGACTCACGAGGCCCGGCGCGTCCCGCGAGGCGTGTGCCTACACCTTGGGCGTCGGCTTACCGCTGTCGGGCAGCGTGTTGTCCGGCTTGCCCGGTCGTCCGCCCGGCAGCGTGTGGTCCGGATGACCCCCGCCGCCTGGCAGGGAATGGTCGGGATGGCCGCCACCACCTGGCAGCGTGTGGTCAGGATGGCCCATGTCGCCCGGCAGCGTGTGGTCGGGCACCAGAATCAGCCCGAGGCACGCGAGCCACTTCACGATGTATTTCCGGCCCGGGACAATCGGCAACTGTGCCGCGTACGGCGGCAAACTGTTGTCGGGCTTCTCGGTCGGGTCGAACGGGAACACCGGGAGCTGGACCGCTTGCCCTGGGGGCGGCAGGTAGATCGGCTGCGACGGATGCCCGCCGCCGCCATACGAGGGCAACTGCCCCGCATTGGGCGGCGGCGGCAGGTAAATCGGCGGCGACGGATACGGGCCGCCGCCCGGGAGCGTGTTATCGACCCCCTGGCCCCCATCCAAGAACGTGATCAGCGCAAGACGTTGTGATGCCATGCTTCCTCCTCGGGTAACGGATTGTTGATTGACGGACTCGCTAGCACTCGACTCGCCACATCCACACATCGGGTGTGCCTTCCTTTCACGCAAAGCCGCCCAGCAGGATGCTGGCGGCGGTCTCGGTGAGCTGGTACCGCCGCTCGGCGTACTGGGCCCGCTCGTCATCGAGCAGCCGGCCGACCTTGCGGAGCAGCGTGCCGAGCGCGGCGTACTTGAGCGCCGAGGCGAACTCGGGCGCGAGCGGCAGCGGAGCGGCGACCCCGCCGACCGCGGGCGCGACGTTCGGGGGTTTGGCGATGTACAGCAGTTCGATCGTGCCCGCCACGTGCGGCGTCGGGACCAGGCGCAGGGTGAGGGTCGGCCCATCGAGATCGGCGTAGCCGAGCGGCAGGCCGGGGGCGGTCTCCCAGCCCGGGACGGCCAGGTCGCCCTCGAAGGCGTCGACCGGGCCGAGCGGCGTACGCGTGTCGTCGTCGGCGCGCCAGACCAGGTGGGCGGTCGCCAGCCAGTCGGGGGGCAGATCGATCTGCGTGGTGGCGGCCGGGACGGCGATCTCGACCCGCGTCACGGTTTGGTGCGTGTCGCGGACGAGCGCGCGGACGCCGGCGTTGATCGCGTCGAGCACCTCGCCCCGCGTCCAGATGAGCGACGGGAAGCTGTCGCCGCCGTCGGGCGGTTCGATGAGCACGTACTGGAGCTCTTCCAACAGCTCGCGGTCAGTCATTGGCGGTCTCCGCCTGGTCGTGCCGACTGAACTGCGCGACCACGCCCTGCAGCTGGTTCGGCGCGCCGGTCGAGGGTTGGAGATCGCGCCGGCGATCGAGCCCGGCCCAGCGACGGTACTGCTGGTTGGTCTTGAGTAGCGCGTTCTCGTCGGCCGCCGCCTGGAGGAACGCCTCGAAGTACGGCCGGGTCGCCCGCCAGCGATCGCCCGCTTCCTTGTAGGCGGCGACGTGGAGCGCCATGTCGGCGATGACGTCGATGATCTCCTCGCCGAGGTCGACCCGGTCCAGCGGGTCCACCAGCACCGGCGTCGCCATGACGCCGTCGCAGACGAGCGCGGCGGGCGCGACGGTGGGGAAGGCCGGCCAGATGGCGATCTGGGTGAGTGAGACGGGCGCCCAGAGCTGCGGCACGGCGGCGGTGTCCAGACGCCACTGCGGCGCGGCGAGATCGAGTTCGAGGATCGAGGTCGGGTGGAGCGGGGCGCCCGCGGCGGTGGTCACCCGCATCGCGTAGGTGAGCAGGCCCGGGAGCGTGATCTCCGGCGTGCCGGCGGTGGCGGAGAGGAACACCCGCGTGCGCCAGCGGCCGGTCAGCAGGTTCCACTCGCGGAGCGCTTCGTTCAACGCGAGGCGCGCTTCTTCGGCCGTCCAGAAGACGACCGTGTCCCAGCGCTGGATCATCCGCAGCTGGAGGCCCGCGAGGGTGGTGTGGGTGTAGGGCACGGGGGCTCGGGCTCCAGTGTTACGGCAGGGGGCGGGCGGGGCAAGATCCCCCGGCGGCGGCGTCGTCGACCGGGAACGCCCCCGTGATGCAGACCAGCGGGCGGAGGAAGACCTCGACGACCAGCTGCGTGGCGCGCGCGCGACCCGGGACCTGCGTGAAGGCCTCGACCGCCGCCTGCGTGAGGCGCGCCGAGACGGCGGGCGCCGGGAGGAAGACGTCGACGGCCAGCTGGGTGAGCCGGACCGGGATCGCGTCGACCGGGGTGAGCAGTTCGAGGAGCGCCTGGGTGACGGCCGTCGACGTCGCCCGCGTCAGCAGTTCCGTGACCGCTTGCGTGACGCGCGTGTCGGGCGGCGGGGGGATCAGCTGCAGGATCTCGATGACCGCCTGGGTGACGCGCGCGGCCGGGAGGACCGGGCGGCTGAGGGTTTCGCTGACGGCCTGCGTGACGCGCGCGACGGCGGGCGTGGAGACGACCGCCACCAGGAACTCGACTTCGAGTTCCCAGGGCGAGGTACTCCGGCTGCCCGAGACGCCGAGCAGCCGGTAGTAGCGGTAGGCGGTCGCGTTGCTCTCGCCGCCGCCGAAGCAGGTGACAAACGGGCCCAGCGCGACCGTGTTGCCGAGGGTGACGACGGCGCTGAGGTCCGTCCACGCGCTGCCGTCGGGACTGCCTTGGAGTTTCCAGTCGCCCTGCGCGAGCGTCCGATCCAACCAGAAGCGTGCCTGCTGCACCACGACGGGGGTGCCGAGATCGAACCGCACCCAGTGCCCCGCGACGGCGACCGCGTCCCAAAACAGCTCACTCAGGGCGAAGGATCCATTCACCAGGGTCGCGGGCGTCCCCGGCGTCCCGAACCAGCTGATGCCGCTACTGGTGACGGTGATCGCGCCCGTGCGGTTGCCACTGCCGAGCGGATTGAGGTACGAGGTCGTGCCCGCCTCGTCGACCTTGAACGCGATCTCGTAGATCCACGGGCTGGTGCTGGCCGCCCCGCTGACTTGGAACAGGCGGTAGAAGACGTAGCCGGTGGTGTTGCCGGCGAGGGAGGTGAGCGTCTGGGTCGCAACCCCGCCGAGCGTGAACGAGCCGCCGATGTCGGTCCAGGTCGTGCGGTCGTGGCTGCCCTGCCACTTCCAGGTGCCGTGGGCGGCCGTGTTCTGCTGGTACCACGTGGCCTCGTCGATGACCTTCTTCGACGGGAACCAGAACTCCAGGACGTTGCCGGTCGCGGTGTTGAAGAACCACGCATTCGTCGTCGTGTTGCCGTCGAGGCAGGCGGTCAACGTGCCCGCGTAGGACACGGCCGACGTGACGAGCACCAGCGTCCGGCGGTCGCCCGACCCGCACGGATTGGTGTAGGAGGTCGCCATCGGCAGGCTCGCCGATCAGGCGGTACGCTTGTAGCCGAACTCGGCCGCGTTGAAGTCGGCTTCGGTCCACGCCGCGCCGGTGCCTGGGTTGGTGGCGGCGACGGCCAGGCCGTAGGCGTAGGTCGTGCCAGGCGCGATCGCCGCGCCCGGGTAGTCGATGCCGCTGTGGCGGATGACGGGCGCGACCGTGCAGGTGCCCGCGTCCATCTTCTTCAGGTTGAGGCACTGCTGGACGCCGTAGATGGTCGCGCCCGGGACCGGGGCGTCCTGGGTCACGAAGGTGTCGGTCGCGTTGACGGTGGACGTCGAGACGTAGGTGGTGTCGTCGTCGGGGGCGGCGTCATTCACCGCATCCCAGTTGGCGCCCGCAAGCGGCGTCCAGCCCGTGGTGGCGCCCGCGGCGGTCGGCAAGCGCGCGTCGACGCGGCAGTCGCCCAGGAAGTCGTTCCAGGGGGCGCTCCCGGATCGGTCGCACACATACAGATCATCGAAGTCCAGCGTGAGCGCCCCGCCCACGATGCCCGCCGGGTTACACCCCAGCGCGAGCGCGGTCCACGCGCTGTTGGCGGTCTGTCGTGTGTTGCCACTGAAGGTCAGCACGCCCACCCCGTTGACGCGCACGTCGAGGGTGCCCACGCTAGGATCGATCAGTCCCCGGAACTCCACGTAGCTCATCGTCGCAGTCGAGAGCGGGCTCGCGGAGGTGGCGACGGCCGTCCCGCCCCGCAACGCCGACAGCGTCAGGTCTTGATTCAGGCGCAACGCGACTTGCACGGTCGCCCCCTCCTGGATCGTCAGGAAGGTCACCGCGGCGGAGCCGGGGGCCGCGCTGGGTTTACACGCCACGCCAACGACGAACCCCGCGCCCGTGGGGGCCAGCCCCTTCTGCACGTAGCACCCGCTCGCCCCACCCGTGAATGCCGACTGCACGCAGCGATAGCCGCCCGAGCCACGCCGACCGAAGGCGCCAATCGTGTTGCTCCCGGAGACCGCGGACAGGCTCGTCCACTTGTCCGCGAGATCGGCGGTCGCGTAGTGATCGAACGAGTCCATGAAGAGGAGCGCCATCTCAGGTCACCTTCAGGAGGCCCCACTGCCCCGCGTTGATCTCGGCGGCCGTCCACGCCGCCCCGGTCGCCGGGTTCACGTCGTAGGGCTGGGTGAGATAGCGGTCGTAAGCGGTCGTCGCGACGCCCTGGGTCGGCCCGTCGTACTGGACGCCACCCTGGCCGACGACCGGCTTGACCGTGACCGTCCCGTCGGCCTCCTTGCGGAGCAGCAGGTTGGCGTGGACGGCGAGGACGGTCGCGCCCGCCGGGATGTCTTCGAACTGGTGACAGTCCCGGGTACCCGGCGCGGTCGCGTGGACGTAGGTCGCGTCGCCATCGGGCGCGGGTTTGTCGTTCACCTGATCCCAGTTGGGGGTCGCGTCGACCGGCGTCCAGTCGGCGGCGAGCCCGGGACCGTTCGGGAAGATCGTCTTGATGATGCCGTCGCCGAGGAAGTCGCGCACCTCGGCCCCCCCGCCCCCAAGATCAGCCAGGTAGAGATCGGACATCCGCATGACCAAAAACGGCGCCGTGGTCGACGCGACGGTGAAGAGCTTCACGCTGTTCCAGGTGCCGAAGTTGGCGACGTCGCTCACCCGCGTGTCGCCCGTGTAGGTCAGGACCGGGATCGTGTTGAGGCGGATCTCGAAGAACCCGGCCGTGTCATCGATCCGCCACTTGAACTCCAGGTACGCCCAGGCCCCGCTCTGCAGCCCTTCGATGCTATTGCCGAGGTTGACATCGCCCCCGATGCTGATGCCGCGCCGGTAGAGGGTGAAGGTGCCGTCGGGGTGGAGTTGCACGCGGAGATGAAAGGGCCCGGCGCCGATGCCCGAGCCCAGGCCCGACTCCTGGATCACGAGGAGGCCAAAGGCGGTGAGCTGCGCCTCGGGGCTGCCGATCCGCGTCAGATCGTCGACTTTGATCGCGAACCCGCAGACCCCGCCCGTCTGGGGCGTCCACAGCCCCGTGCGCGTGGCGAAGGGCGCGATCCCGAGATAGCCGCTCCCGCCGGTGTTATTCGTCGAGACGCGCTTCAGGCAGGGGCCGGTCCGGCCTTCCGAGACGATCGACCAGGTGACGGCGGCGTCGCTGCGCGTGGTGTACTTGGCCGCGAGGTCGGCGGTGCCGTAGTGCGCCATCCCGTCCATGAAGAGCAGCATCGCCGGTCGCGCCTCTCGCCCCTCAGCGGGTCCGACCGGGTTTGGTCGTGGCGGGCGGCGTCGCCGGGACTTGGACGGCCTCCGGCCAGATGCTGTTGGCGACATCCTGCACCAGCTGCGGCCGGCTGGAGACGTCGTCCCCCGGGGTCAGCACGTACCGGAGAAAGGTGCGGGAGATTTCGACGCCGTCTTCGTCGACGACGGTGTCTTCCCGGACCTGCATCCGCAGGTCTTCGAGGATCTCGATCGAGCCGACGACGATCGTTTTGGTCAGCATTAGGTGTTCGTCCTGTAGGTCATGGAGCCGCGGAAGCTCGTGCCCGGTGTGACGTACGTCGTGTCGATGGGGCCATCGTGGCCGAGCGCGCTCGCCGCATTCTTGTACACGAGGTAGGCCTGGGCGGCGCTCGGTTGGAAGTGCAGCTTGACGTCGATCACGTTGCCCGTAATCACCCAGTAGTCGAGTTTCCCCACCCCGTACGAGCCGGGTTCGTTCACATAGGGCAAGCCGGCCAGGAGGATGTCGCCGGTCGACCAGGTCGCCGCCTGGATTTCCACGAAGAACGTCACGAACACCAGATTGCCGAGGCGGGTGTACGTCCCGTCTTGCGTGGTGTAGCCGCTCCCCGCGCCGCCCGCCAGACTCACGAGCGTGGGGATCCAGGTGCCTTCTTCGTAGTGGTCGAGGAGTAGGGGGTTGGAGGAGGTGAGCGGGCAATACACTCCGCCGCTGTGTGTGGTGTAGCGCACCGGAAACGTGACGCCCCCGAACGTGGACTCCACCTGGATCGCTTGCGTCTTGACGACCGACGCATCGGTCAAGGCCTCAAGAAAGAGGTCGCCCCCGGATTGCAGGAAGCGCCAGGTGCGGCTGTCGACCACGCCCGCCGCGTCCTGCAGGAGGAGGACGCTCTGGTTGCCAATCGACGCGACGCCCCCACGAGCGGCGACCGCTCCGGCCCCGACGACATCCCCGGTGACATCCAGGTCACTCTGGAGGGTCGCCGTGCCGACGACCGTCAGCCCTTGCTGCAACCCAGCGTCGCCCCGGACGACGAGCGCCCCTTCGAGGTCTGTCAGGCCCGCCACCTGCAGGAGCGTCAGGGCGGCCAGGTTGTTGACGTCGAGCCGCGCGTCGAGGATCTGGCGCTGCGTGAACGTGTTCACCTGGTCCGTCCAGGCGGCGTGCACGAGCGCGTCCGATCCCCCCGGTTCATGGGTCGCGTGGTGCGGCTCGGGCAGCGCGGCGGCCAGCGGGTCGACGCCAATCGCCCCGGTCACGCCGGTGATCCGCACCACGCCCAGGCCTGAGCCGTAGAGATCGCCCAGCTTGAGGGGCGAGCTGCCAAACGGACCGAGGGTCAGCCGGCCGACGCCGCCTGGCCCGAGGGTGATCCCCGGGCCCCCGGGCGTGCTGCTGACGACGACCGGGCTGGTGTTGAAGACGTCGGCCTGGAGATCGATCTGCTGGAAGGCCAGGCCGGCGACCGAGGCGCGATCCGGCACGGCCGCCCCCTCGCGGTGGATCGCGTCGAGGAAGTTGACCGACTGGCCCGCCCGGGTGTTGATGCTGACGGCGAAGGCGAGATAGGCCATTAGAACGGCACTCCCAAGACCGAGAGCGTCGCGCCGGCGCCGATCGCGTAGAAGTCCGAGAGCTTCACCGGCCCGGTGTCAAACGGGCCGATGGGGACGACCGCGCCGACCGCCAGCTGCGTGCCCGTGCCGAGCGTGACGGTGGGGTCGCCGCCGATCGCCGCCGAGGCGCCCGTCGCCTGGAACAGCAGCTGGCGGAACGGGACGTTGTGGTCCGCGCGGACCACGCCCGTCCCGTCCCCGAGCGCGTCGCTCACGCGCTTGGCGGTCCCGGCCAGCGGCAGGGAGTAGGAGTTGGCGGCCATCCGAACCTCCGGGGTTAGCGCTCGTCGATCGTGCCGGGCCGGCGGTCCTGGAGCGTCGGCGGCGGCGGCGGCTGCTCGGCTGGCTGGTAGCGGTTCGGGAGCGACGGCAGGCCGGAGACCGAGTTTTCCGTCTCCTGGCCGCTGGTGAGGGTCGGCACCGGGTCGTTCGTCCAGATCGGCTGCAGCGCGTTCGGGCTGTCGATGGTGATGAGCGGCTCGGTCCCGCTCGACGTCACGCCGTCGCCACCGAGATCGGCGGACGACGTGGGCATCACGGGGTTGTCCCAGAAGGTTTTCAGATCAGCCATGGGGGTCTCCTGCTAAGGCTACGCACATGCACATGCATCGGTCGCGCGCGGGTCGCCGGTCGACGCGCCGCACGCCTCGGGCCAGCTGTCCCAGAGGTCGTCGGGGTACTGTTCGTCGTCGCGGAGCGAGAGCATCTGCACGCCGTACTTGAACTCGGCCGCTTTCGTTTGCGCGAGTCCCGCGTTGAAGTACGGGTTCGGCCGCTCGCCGGTGCCCGGCCAGAGCGCCGCTTGCGCGAGCGCCCCGGTGACGAGCACCTCGGCCCCGTCGCCGAGGACGCCGCTGAAGGTCTCGCCGTCGGTCAGCCGATCGCCCTGGCGGTGGTAGACCGCCGTGAGGGTCACCGGGCTGCCCGCCGGATACAGGCGATAGCGCGCCTGGCCGACGGTCGGCGGCGTCGTCGAGGGCGAGGTCGCGATGAGCTGGGTGGGCGGACCCGTCGCACTGAGCGAGGGGTCCGCCGCCAGCAGCGTGTCAATCGAGCCCGTGAAGGGCAGCCGCACCTGGCGGGCTTGATCAACCACGACCTTGAAGCTCGCGAAGTCGGGCGGCAGCACGATCGCCGTGTCGCCGGGGAGCGTCGTGATCGACAGCTCCCCGCGCATGAAGCCCCAGCGGCGCGCCGCGAGGAGTTGCTTCCAGGCGGTCTGGACCCACTCGCGCGCGAGGAACGTCGGGGCGGACGGGCAGTAGAGCCGCACCGTCCGCCACGCGAAGCCGAAGTCTTCCGCCATCGGGGGTGACGATCGGCTAGGTGCCGATCACCTCGATGGGCGCGCTGAAGGTCGAGAGGTTCACGCCGCCCGCGACCTCCACGAACCCGGCGGCCCCGTCCACATACCACATCATCTTGCCCGTGGTCGGGTTGTAGAGGGACAGGCGGACGCCGCCCGCCGCGTCGAGCGCCTGGCCGCCGAGGATCACGATGATCTTCCCGAGCCCGAAGGTCGCCGCGCTGACCGGCTCGCCCCCGCTCACGTAGGGGTTCGGGCCGGTCCAGCGGGCGACCCGGCGGAGGAAGCTGCTCGACGCATCGAAGTAGTTGCCGACACTGCGATCAAGTGGCATGGTCGGCCTCCTTAGAAGTTCTCGGTGCTGATGTCGAGGTCGCAGAGCACCTTCTGGTTGCCAGTGCCGCCGGTCACATCGGTCACCTTCGGCGACGAGATCGTCCCGAGCGCGGCCGTGCTGGGCGCCGTGCCCGCCGCGACGAGCACCGCCAGATCGGTCGCCCCGCCGACGAGCATGTCGGCGCCGGCGACCGCGGCGGTCACGTTCGCGTCCGAGGCACGCACCAGGCACGGCCCCCCGAGCTGGATGCAGGTGTAGTTGCCGCGGGTCGCCACGTTGTTGATGACGCCGGCCAGCTGGTTGAGCAGGGCGCCGCCGGCGGTCGTGACCTTGTAGGTGCCGCGGTCGGACCAGTAGACCGGCTGGCCGGCCTTGGGCGCGGCGGCCGCGGCCGCGTCCACCTGCACGATCTGGAAGCGGCGCGTGCGCGGGGGCGTGGCGGGCGTCGCGCGACTCTGCGGGTACTGCTGCGTGAACCGGGCGCCGAGGGTGCCGGGCTCCATCAGGGTCGCGGCGTTCTCGGCGAGCGGGTCGCCGCTCTGGATGTAGACGGCGTTTTGTTCGTAGACGCTGGGCATGATGAACTCCTTCTCTGCTGTTGATGCCTATGCATCTAGCCCAGCGGCTAGCTGCCGATCCCCGAGATCACGCGCGAGAGCCGGAGGGCTTTCACGGTGAGGTTGCCGGCGAACAGGATCTGCCCGGCGACCTGGTTGTCCTGCCGCGCGCCCTTGAAGCCGGTGAAGCCGAACGCGAACTTCCGGCTCTGCGCGATGTAGAGGCGGATGTAGGCGTCGTCACCCTGGGGGCCGAAGTTCAGCCACCAGAAGGTTTCGTTCGGCGCGTAGTAGCTGCCGAGGTCCACGTCGTTCACGCCGTCGGCCCCGGGGCAGTACTGGCTCATCGTGATCGTGGCCTTGTCGAACTTCATGCCCGGCCAGTTGATCTCGGGCTGGGTCGTGTCCACGATCTGGTGGGGCAGGAAGTTCTCCGCGATGTAGCCCATGCAGCGGTTGGTCGTGATGCCGATGGTGGGCGCTTCGTTCCCAATGATGCAGCTGAAGTAGCTATGCCGCAGCACGCGGTAGGAGATGGGTGCGCCGCCCAGGTCTTGGGCGATGAGGCCGGCGGGCGGGTCGAGCGCGGGGCTGACGTCGGTGCGCGTCTGGCCGCCGTAGGAGGGGAAGATGTTCCCGGCCCAGCTAGCCGTCGTGCCGTTATTGAGCGCCTCTTCGAGCCCGTTCATCTCCATCGAGCGATCGTCGCCGGCCAGGGCCTGGCCGTGGTGGAAGGCGGCGATTTCGAGGATCGCGCTCATCGTGAGCGAGGCCTGCGCCATGTCGGTGCGGATCACGCTGAAGGCCGCGCGCGGGCCCGCCAGCTCGACTTCCAGGTCTTCGAGGAACTCGGTGATGCCGACCTGGTAGTAGCGCGGGCCGAAGAGCAGGCCCGTGCGGGTCTGCCGGCGGGTGATGTCGAACGAGCTGCCCTTCTTGTACGCGCCGCCCTTCATCGGCTTGTACATGAAGTTCTCTTGAATCTGCGGCCCGATCCACTTGCGGTTGAATCGGGACTTCGCCATCGCGATGAACGGGCCGGCTTTGAAATAGCCGTCGACCACCCCAGGCTCGATCTCCTTGGTGACGGTCGTGTTGACTTCGTCGAGCTGAATTGCCACGGGAGCCTCCTAAGTGCGGATGCGCTCGACGAGGTCGACAGCGCGCCTGCGCGCCATGCGTGCGGTCTGCCGCACGCTAGCCCTGCTTGGCCGAGACCAGCCGCTCGTACTCCGCGACCGCCGAGTCCAGCGTGTGGACGGCGGGCCCCTCTTTGGTCTGGAGCACATCGAGCGGCGAGGACTCTTGCCGCAGCGGGAACGGATGGCTGCTGCTGGTTTGCTTGAGGCGATCGCCCAGGCGCTTGTCGACTTCGTCGTTGATCCGCTTGTCCTCTGCCTCTTGTTGTTTCTTCTGGATCCGCTCGCCGTAGCGTTCGAGATACGCGTCCTGCAGCGAGTAGACCCGCCCGGGTTGGCCGTAGACGGGTTTGCCGAGTTTCGGGTTGGCGACCAGCTCGGTCATGTCGAGTGGTTCGTTGAAGAGGTGCGAGTGCCGCGCGCCTTGCGTCGCCAGGAACGCACTGACCGCGATGTAGTCGCGGCCCGCCTCGTTGACCGCGTCATTGGCGATCCGGCGGATGTCGTCCTGGGTCAGCGCGAGGTTGCCGCCGGCGGCCGGCGCGGCCGGGTGGGCGGGCGCGGGGGCCGGATCGCCCTGCCCCGGCCGCCCGTCGAGCACCGCCTTGTTCTCGGCGTACCAGCCATCGAGCCGCGTGTAGTACTCGTTCAGCACTTGTTCCTTTTCCCGAATCCCGTCCATCGAGCGGCTGTAGTCGCTGCGGGCGAGCGCGCCGTCGCCGAGCAAGGTGACGGCCTCTTTGGCCTCCGCGGCGTTGAAGATCGCCTTCGCCTGTGCCTGCTGCTCCGCGGGGAGCTTGGCGAGCACGCCAGCGAGGAATGATTGGCCCGACTCGAAGGCACCCATCGTTCGTTCTCCTTCCCCGGTTGAGGCAAGAGCCCGCGCGGCCCTCCGCCGGGATGGCGGGCGAGGCGACGCGAGGAAAGCTCCTCTCGTTCAGGGCGTGGTGGTCGTCGTGGTCGTCGGCGGGGTCGTCGGAGGCGTCGTCGTCGGCAGCCGCGAGCGCGGGCGGCGCGTCGGCTAAATCTGGGCCATCAGGGGCGACGGTTTGCTGGGGGCCGCCGGGTCGAGCGGCACCGCGCGCGGCGGCTGCAGGTCGAAGGTCAGCGTGTTGCTCTCCTGGCCGTCGGGGTTCCGCACGAGGCACGCGAGCGTGTCCGGGCCCTGCCAGAGCGGCATGTGCATGCCGGTGACGAGCTCCCCCTCGGAGAAGTAGGCGGTCGGCTCGTCCTGCCCCGCAAACACGATGACGGCGTTCGCGTCGAACCCGGCCCCGAGCACCCGCAGCGAGAAGGACGGGTCGCCGACGGCGGCCGAGGCCGGGGCGAGCGCCATGACGACAGGCGCGAGCGGCCCGTCGGCGTTCCGGGCCACGGGGGTGAGGGGATGCGCGTGGACGACGGGCGTGGGCATTCTCTCGTAGGCCATGTGTCAGGTCTCCTTACACGGTGCCCGGGCCGGCGATGCCGCGGTCCATGCCCCCGCCGGGGAAGGCCGACCCGGCGGCCGTCGGGGACGCCGCGCCCGCGCCGGCGCCCATGAGCCCAGCGAGATACTGCTGCACCATGTCCTTGATGAGCGAGAGCTGCGGGCCCTGGTCGGGGGTAATCTGCGCCCAGCTGTCGATCAGATCCGACATCGCCTGCGCCGATTGCGTGATGCCGGTCAGGACTTCGGGCGGCATCCCTTGGCTCGGAATCCCGCCGCCCCCGCCCGGACCGCCGGGCCCGGGGCCCGCGATGCCGCGCATGGAAAAGCCGGAGCCGGCGTCCCCCATCGGGGTGGGCGAGGGCGGCGGGGAATCAAGCGCGGGCGCCCCAGGCGACGGGCCCAGGCCGGGGAAGCCGCCGCCGCTTGGAAAAGGCATTAGCGTCTCCCTCCGCGCATCGTGCGCGAGAACGTGCGTTTCGCCATGACCGCCGGCTTGGCGAGGTCAGCGTCACTGCCCATCGGGCCCTCGGCCGAGACCATCGGCTTGGCGGCGAGTGTGGGCGCCGCCGCGATCGGCGCCGCCTGGCCGAGGCCGCCAGGGGCGCCCGCCAGCGACTTGGCCGCCAGCGCCGCCCCCGCCATCCCGCCAGGCGGCGCCCCCGGGGCCGCGGGCTTCGCCGCCATCCCCGGGAGGCCGATCGCCCCGCCGACCTTGGCGACGCCGGGGACCTTCCCGAGCGCCCCGCCGATCGCGCCCATGATGCCCATTAGCGCCTCCCGCGGCCCGTGAGCGACCGCCCGCCGCGCATCGGCTTGGTCGCGGTCGTCCGCTTGTTGAAGTCCTGCGCGGCCATCGACCCCTTTTGGAGCGACGGGTCGGCGTTCTTGCTGAAGACGACCGCGCGCTCGGGGCTCGGCGCCTTGCTGACCGTCATCCGCGCGCTCACCGGCCGCCGCCGCTCATCGAGCGGCCTCCAGGGTTCATGAGCTTCTTCTGCGCGGGGGCCACGCGGCCGGTTTTGCGCTTGCCCTTGCGCCCGAACGACTGCTTGCTGAAGCTCGGCGCGGCGTGCGCGTCTGGGACGTCGGCGTCGCGCGGGCCGGATTTCTTCTGGAAGGGGACAAAGGGCATGGTTGGCTCCTAGCGCTTCAGGCCCGTCGACGGCACCGTCACCGGCGACGGCGAGAGCTTGGGCGGGGGCGGCGGGCCACCCCGCGTGGCGCTCGGGCCCGGGCTCGGGACGCGTGGGGCGGCCGGCGCGCTCGATCGCTTGGCGCTCACCCGCGCGATCATCTGCTCGAAGGATTCTTTGCTCATCGCTTCGACAGGCTCCGGGGCGCGGACGCGGACACGCCATGCCACTTCTTCCCGAGTGCGGGCTTCTTGTTCGCGGTGGCGTAGAAGATCGACTCGCCCTTGCCGGGGCCGTACTCGGTCTGCATCGATCGCAGCACTTTGGTGCCCGAGGGGGTGAGCGGCATGGCTGAGCGTTAGGCTCCGATGAGAATGCGGGGGCGTCAAGATCCCCCTCGGCGGCGGGGTGGGGTGGACGCGCCACGTGACGCCAGCACGGCAGGCAGGGCAGCCCGCCGCTCCCAGGCCGGCGCCCGCGCGGGCGCGTCCACGTCTAGCGGCGGTAGGTGCCGCTGGCCTCGGCGTTGAGCGCGAAGCCCTGCGAGAAGCCGTCGCGGAAGAGCCGGCCGTCGACGTAAATCTGCACCTGGAGCGTGCTGGTCGAGGTCTGGCCGATGGCGGAGGCTTCGATGTAGAGGAACACGGTCGGGTCGGGGACTTTCATCGACGCGAAGTAGGGCACGCCGCCCGTGTAGAGGGTCGTGCCGTTGACCGCATCGGTGTGGCGGACGATGACCTGGCTGCCGCCGGCCAGGCTCGCCCCGAGCACGCGGAACTCGACCTGGCTCGTGACCGGGGTCGGGGTCGGGGTGGGCGTGGGGGTCGGCGTGACGAGCGTCGTCGGGCCGGTCGGCCCGCTATTGTTCCCGGTGTAGATGCGCGTGCAGCTCCCGGCGGCGAGGAGCCCGGTCGAGAGCAGGAGTGTGGCGGCGAACCAGCGGCGTCGCATGCGGGGCCTCCCTGGATGGGCGTACGGGTTATCGGGCGATCGGCGCTACTTCTTCGACTCGGTAATCGTCTGGCGTCCCCCCGGCTCGTCGTCTTTCGTTTCGGCCGACGGCGGCGCCTGCCCCGAGGCTTTCCGGCCGGCGGGGTTGACCGTTTGCCCGATGCCGAGCGACGACTGGGCCTGGAGCCGTTCGGTGACCGTGACCGGCACGCGCACTTCGAGGATCTGGCCGGAGGCCTGGTCCATCGTGAAGGTGCGCTGGGTCGACGGGTCGGTGTACTGCGGCAGGCCCATCGCGCCGGTCGCCATCACGCCGAGCGCGCCGGGGGTTTGCTGCACCTGCGCGAGGATCTGCTGGAAGACGTCGGCCGGCGGCGGCGAGAGCGGCGGCAGGGGGATCGCCGGCGGCGCGCCGACGTTGGGCGTCTCCAGCGTCTCGTGCAGCGACCAGAAGTCGTAGTAGCCCATCCGCGCCAGCTGCACGCGCATCATCTTCCGCTCGGTCGCATCCATCGCGAGGACGCTGTTCGGCTGCACGATAAACACAAACTGCTTGTGCATGAACTGCGCGCGCTGGTCGCGGGTCGTGAGCTGGCCATCGAGCTCGGGCGTGTAGCCGGGCGCGCCGGGGCGGAGCGAGGGGACGAACTGCTCGGGGTCGAAGTCGAACTCGTTGAGCATCTGCCCGCCCTGGCCGAGGACTTGGACGCGCTTCGATTGGGAGAGGAACTGGAAGTAGTTGATCTTGACCATCTCGCTGAAGTCGCGCAGGAAGAGTTCGACCTGGCGGGCCTCGGAGCGGATCTCGGGCGTGAGCGCTTCGTAGTACTTCTGGATCGTGTCGGCACTGGGCATCTGGCGGAGTTGCAGGAGCGCTTGCAGGTTGGCCGTGCCCGAGAGGTCGGCGAACTTCTGCGTGAGCTTCTCCCACAGCTCGATGCCCATCTGGATGATCTGGGGGGCCGGGCCGTCTTCCTTCTTCCACGGGTCGCCAAAGCCCGGCATGACCTTCACGCGCTTGCCGGGGCGCCGCGGGTCCATCAGCTTCATCGTCGCTTCGCTGACCGCGGTGCGGTTGTAGGTGATGTCGGGGTTGGTCCACTGGCGCATCGCCAGGCGCACGTCCTGCATCGTGTCGTTGATGGCGTCCTGGAGGGGGAGCAGGTCGTTGAAGAGTGGCACGCCGAGGAACTGCCAGGGCACGCTCCACAATTTCAACCGGCAGAACGGGAACATCCCGTGCCAATAGGTGTTCGGCCCGTCGTAGATGATCGTGTCCTCGGTCGCGACGATCAGGCGCCCGCGGGGGTAGAGCGGCTGCTGCGGCTGCGCGAGGTACGCCCAGTTGGCCCCGGGCGTGCCCATCGCGATCGGCTTGGTGGTCAGGTTGCGCGTGCGGTCGCGGAAGTAGGCGCGGTAGATCACGATCGATCCGGCGCGCGCCCGGCGACTGGTCGCGGCCGACCCCGGCCAGGCGATGGAATCCAGCGGGTCGGCCGGCGAGATGAGCCGCGAGAGCCCGGTGCGGAAGCGGCCCATCACCTGGCCGAGGAGCGTGTCGGGCGAGGCGTGGAAGAGATGCGCCTTCGTCGGGTACATGCCGCGCAGCACGTTGACCGTATGCTCTTCGCGGAAGCAGGCGCCTTCCCAGAGCTGCGACGATCGGCCGAAGGACGGGCGGAGCGGCAGGGTATCCCGCGGGTCGCGCGCGGTCAGCTGATGCGCGCCGCCGAGGGGGGCGTGCGGATCCCAGTCGATGACCAGATCGCCCGTGCCGCCAGCGAGCGAGTACTTCACGCAGTCGCCGAGATCGAGGTCCATCATGGTCGTCATCCACTCGGCCAGGAGGTACTGGTTGAGCATGTTGGCCTGGACCTGGTACTCGGGATTGGTCTTCCAGCCGGCGACCGGCTTGAGGTCGGTGATGGCCGAGACGTGGGCCTGCATGGCCTTGCGCGTCTCGTTGATCACGACCTGCGGCAGGTACTTGTGCTTGCAGGCGTCGGCCGAGAGCTGGTTGCCGACGATGTAGTCCTGCGCCTTGCCGATGAGATCGTAGGACGGGTCCTGGCGGTTGATGAGGTCGCCCTCTTGGACCCACTCGCGCAGCCAGCCGAGGACGCGCGGGTCGCCGTGCTGGAGCTGCTCGGCGGAGGTCCGCGGGAGGCTGAGGACGCCACTGGGAGAGAAGTCGGCCATAGATGCCTATGTATCCTTGTCGGGGCCGCCGAGGATCTCGAAGCCCTCGACCTCGTTGATCCAGAAGTGCAGCGTCTGCCCGTTGTCGAAGTGCAGGAAGACCTCGGCGTCCGGGGAGGCCGCGTCGCGCGCGTAGTCGCGGTCGTGCTGGGTGACGTCGACCAGGCGCGCGCCGATGAAGCCGCCGAGCAGCTCGCGGATGTTTTTGACGATCTCGGGGTCGCGGTCAGCCATCAGGGATACCTATGCATCCCTTCTCGGGCGCCCGCGCTTGGCGTGGGGGGCCTCGGGCACGTCGGGCGCCTGCTGCGCCTCGTACCCCTCGTACCCCTCGGGCGCCTGCGGCGCCGCGTCACCCTGGGGCGTCGCGACCGGGTCGAGGCGCATGCCCGCCTCGGTCAGCGCGAACGTGAGCGTGTTGCTCAGTCCGCCCAGGCCGTTCCGCACCTGGATCGGGATCGGCATCGCGACCGACGCGGTCGCCAGGTTGACCTCGGTCGTGACCTCGGTCGCCGACACCACGGTGGTCGGTTCGGCGCCGCCGTTCCAGAGGATGACCGCGTTCGGGACGAAGCCCTCGCCGGTCACACGGAGCGTGAAGCTCGGGTCGCCGAGCGCGGCGGTCATCGGGTCGAGCGCGGTGAGCAGGGGCGGCGGGCCCCCCGCCGCGTCGGCCGGCACCGGATCGGGCAGCGGTTGCCAGTGCGTGGGCGCGATCACCTGCGCGTCGCCGGCGACCCAGCTCTGGTGCTCGGGGCTCCAGCGGGCGACGAGCTGCCGGCCGCCCGGCGCCACGGAGACGAGGAGGTCCTGCGCGTCGGTGGGGGCGGTGTCGATTCGTTGCCAGTCAGCCATGTTCGGTCTCCTATCGGATGAGCGCATCGAGCGCGGAGGGGGTGGCGTCGCTGACGCCGGGGCCGTACTCGGCCGCCTCGGCGACGCCCGTGCCTTTGCGGAGCTGGGCGCCATGCTTTTTGACGAACGCCGGGTCGGGCGCTTCGCCGCCGTGCCAGGTCGGGTGGAGCGCGTGGACGTCGCGGTTCGAACGGTCGTTGCTGTAGTGGCGCCAGACGAGCGGCTGGCCTTCGCCGTTGCGGTACTGCTGCTCGCTTTCGCGCTCGACCTGGCGGAGCTTGGCGAGCGAGTCGATCGTGACGCGGGTGTTTTGCCCATCGCGAGCCTCAAACCGCTGAAAGGGTTCGTACGCATCCATCCGACCGACCTGCGGGATCCAGGCGGCGGGGCGGTCGCAATGGAGCGGGGCGCCCTTCATCGCGCCGATGTCGATCGGCACGTTCACATCGAGGAGCACCTCGCCGCAGACCTGACACCAGAAGTCATGAAGACTCAGACAGCTACCCTCTCGATCTCCTCGGCGAGCGCCAGCTCGTGCGGGCAATAGCCTCGGTTCCCTCGCGCGCAGTTGCAGTTGAAGCAGAGCACCCGGAAGCCGGGCGGGAAGTTCATGCGGATCAGCCACGCGTAGAGGTTCTGCCCCACCCGATCCCCGCCGACACGCACCCCGCTGTCCCGGCGGCGATCGTCGAGATGATCGAGCGTCAGGAACTCCAGCGTCTCCTCCCGGCAGCAGGTGCAGCACGGGGTGTTCCCGCTGTAGGCCCGCAGACAGCGCAGGCGCGTCTGCCAGCACTTCTCGCGCATCGCCTCGATGCGCGTCGCGCGGTGCTTGGCGTACTGCTGCCGCACCGTGTCGCGGCACTTCGCGAGGTAGGCCACGTCCGTTCGCCGCCGGTGCTCCATGCGGAGGCGCGTGTCCTCCATCACCTTTGCGCGCTGCGCCGGGGTGAGACGCTCGTAGCGCCGCTTCTCCCGCGCCAGCTTTTCCGGGGAACTCGTCGCCATCAGCGGCCTCCCCGCTCGGCCCACAGCCGCGTGGCGACATACCCCAGCCAGGCGCACAGGAGCGCGACGATCAGAAGCACGGTCCAGTCCACCATCGCTAGCCTCCCTTGTAGAAGAGTTCCTCTTCCACCCGCGCGACCACCGCGCGCATCTCGGCCTCGACCGTCCGCCCGCGCTTGCCGGCGCGGTGCTGGAGCTCGGCCAGCTGCCCGGGCGTGAATGGGATCCGGATGTCGCCGATGTGCAGCGCGGCGAGCCGTTCGACGGCCGTGAGGATCGACGCGGCGGTCGGGCGTGAGCCCAAGCCGAGGGCGGTGGCGATCTGGTCGCACTCGACCGGCGTGAGCGTCAGCCCGGGCGTCGGCCAGGGGGTCAGGATCTGCATCCGCACGTCGGCGAGCAGCCCCTCCAGCGTCTCAACCGACGCCAGGCGCTCGCCCGGCGACCGGAGGGACGCGCGCGCAGACGCGGGCTCAGGCGCGGGTGCGGTCATCGAAGTAGATCCCGGCCGTCTCGTCGCTGAGCTGGTAGTACTCGTCAGGGCTGGCGCGTTCTTCATGGTCAGGCTCCAGGTCGTCGGCCTCGTCGATCGTGGCCGGGCTGTTGCGGTAATCGGGGCGCACGATCTGCTGCTCCTTGGCGAGCGCGTCAAAGGCCACCTTGCGACGGCGCCGTTCGGCGACCGGCTCGACTTCGCCGCCGGCCATGCGCCAGGCGACGTAGTGGCCGATGGCGGCGGCCATGACCCCATCGTCGTGCTGGCCGCGGGCGGCCTCGGCTTCGCCGATGGTCGTCGCGGTGATGAAGTGCCGGAGCTCGCCGCGGGTGATGGGGCTGTTCAGGATGAAGTCAGGCTGGGACGTGACCGGGTCGATCGCGGTCACCGCGCCGTAGAAGCTCGCCAGGAGCAACGGGCGCGTCCGCGGGCTAGTCAGCCAGCCGATGCGGGTGGAGTACCGCCGGGCCGGCGAGGCCGCATCGGCATACTCCCAGACGTAGAAGTGACTGTAGCCCAGGTGGAGCTGCAAGGTGTCCTGGGTCGCCAGCCCGTGGTTGTTGGTTTCGATCGCCGCGAGCGCCTCGATCTGGTCGGCGTCCTGGTAGTAGCGGCCGACCGCGTCACAGACAAACGCCAAGGCCTTCGGGTCAAGCACGTTGGTCACATACTGGGCGACCTGCTCGGCCGGCTCCTCGATCGTCGGCTGGCGGATGACATCGATCACGCTGTAGTCCTGGCCCAGGCCGTCGCTCACATCGACGCCGAGGATGTAGCGGCGGGGCCCGCGGGTGCGCGGGTACTCCCAGATGGCGAGCACGCCCTGGCGGAGGTTCGGGAGCGCCGCCAGCTGCGGGGGCGTCAGCCGGCGGAAGCCATAGCCCGGCGGCACCGGCTCGGTCTCGTGCGCGATGGGCGAGCTTTTCGGTGAGAGGTGCGGCGCGAGCGGCGGCACCACGCGCTTGGCCTGGAGATCCGCCGAGGGCGTCGACGGGTCGCGGCGCAGCTGCGCGATCTCAATCGCCGGCTCGACCGCCCAGACGTCGAGCAGCTTCCGGCTGCCGGCCTGGTCGATCGCTTCGAGCTGTTCGAGCGTGAACACCGACCGGCCCGCGTACTGGAAGCACTCCAGGTCGTCGGCCGGGTATTCCTTCAGGAACTTGTAGAGCTGGCCCTTGCTCTCGTAGAAGCCGCGGGTCTTCTCGTACCAGTAGCACTGGTCGCGGGTGAGCGTGACCGTCCGGCCGGCGAACCACTTGGGGCTGTCGCGCGCGCACTTCTCGGCGTGCGCGGTCGTCGAGACTTTCGGCGTCCAGTCGACCGGGGCGGGCAGGCTGTACTTCTCGGGCTCGGCGCACCAGGGGATGAAGATATTGCGGAAGCGGCCCTCGCCCGCCCCCGAGGCCAGCCAGTGCTTGTGCCACCAGTCGCCGGCAAACTCGGCGGTCGCTTCGTAGAGGACGAGCGTGTCGGAGGCGTAGGGGATGGCAGGCAGGAGCGCCGTGTCGAGCTGCTCGGGGTTCTCCCAGGTTGGGAGCTCCGAGATGTGGACGACCGAGTAGGTCTGGCCGCGGCCGATCGAGCCCTTGCTGCCTTCGGCGCCCGAGACGGTCTGGAGCGCACCGCGGGTCGACTTGCCCCAGGCGGTTTTCAGAAACGATTGGTTGGCGAGGGAGAGCTCGCGGTTCTTGTTGAAGTAGACCTTCCCGGGCTTGAGAAACCAGGGCAGCTGGTCGTAGATCCGCACGACCATGCGGAACAGGTAGCCGGCCTGGTCCTCGACGTCTGCGCCGCTGAGCGCGCGGATGTGCGCGCGGGTGACCAGGCGATGGGCGACCAGGGCCTCGCTGAACGTCGAGACGCCCAGCTGGCGCGCCTTGAGGATGTTCAGGAGCAGCCCGTCAGGGGAGCCCGCGGCCTGGTTGGCCTGTTCGATCCGGCCGAGCTGATCGAGCACCAGCTGCTGCGACTCCCAGAAGGGGGAGAGCCGCCGCAGCCCGTGGCCTTCCATGTCGATCCAGCAGAAGCGCTCGGCGAAGTAGGGGAAGTCGAACATCACCCGCAGGCGGCTCGCGCCGATGAAGTCCTGCTCCTCCTCGACGAGCGCGCGGGTGGGCGTGCCGTGCTCGTCGGCCGCGGCCATGACCTGGGCGGTGAGCGCGGCGCTGTCCCGCACGGAGTACCACGGGATCTGGCGGTTCGGGAACAGGTGCCCGAACTGGCGGGTCGCGACCGCCGCGCGCGCCGCAATCACGTCGGGGTGGTACATGGCTCAGGGCTCAGTCGACGTGGCGCGCGGGGCCTCGGGCCGGGGCGGGGCCGGGGGCACCCGCGGGGGTGGCGCGTCGCGCGCGTCGTCGTCAAACGGCAGGTCCGGCTCCTCCTCGGTCGACTCCTCGTCGTCGGCGGCGGCGGGGAGGTCCGCCGGCGGCGTCTCCCGCTCGACGTCCACATCACGGTGCCGCGGGCCCCCGAAGAGCAGGTCGCCGACCGCCTGCTGCAGCGTTTCGAGCGAGCCGGGCGCAGTGGCGCCGAGCGTGGTCTGGGCCAGGTTGTTCTGCTGCACGATGAGCCCGCCTTTCTTTTCGAGCAGGTGGCCGAGTTCGAGCGCCAGCTTTTGCCGATCCAGCTCGGGCTCGGTGAGCACATACCCGCGGCCCCCGCAGGCGGCACAGGCCCCGGCCGCCCCGGCCGCCCCGGCGCAGGTCGGGCAGACCACTCGCTGGGGCGCCGCGCGGGTCATCACGTCGTCGACCACCGCCGGGAGCTTGCCCGCGATGAGGTGGGTGCTCTCGATGTGCGAGCGGGCGACCGCGGCCTTCCGGTAGGCCGCAAACAGATCCGCCACCGTGAGGCCGACCGTCCGGCAGAGGCGCGCCAGGCCCCACTGCGCGTACCGCGGGTCGAGGAGCAAGGTCGTCATGCGCTCGACCTCACTGCCGCTCCCGGCGACCGCGAGGGCATCGGCCAGCTTCTCGCGGCCCCCGAGCGCCTGGGCAAACAGCTCAATCGCCTCGCTATTGAGCACCGATTCGACCTCGGTGAGCACGGCGGGCTCGACGCGCGACGCCGCCGGGACCAGCGCACTGGTCGCGGTCGCGGGGCGTCCGCGGGGCCGGCTCACTTGATCACCTGGGCGCCGAGGAGCGTGTAGGCCAGCCGGCCGTCGGGCGGCCGCACGACCCCCGAGGGGGCCCGCGGGGGAATGGCCGCGGGGGGCTGCGGCTTGGCGAGTCGGTCGCGCTCACTGGTCGAGGGCGGCGCCCCCGACCGCGGGGTCTCGCGCTTCACCATGCGCGACTCGCCCGCAGGCGCTCCAGGTCGGCCTCGCGCGCCACCAGGCGGCTGTGTAGGTCGACCGTCTTCTCGTCGGCCAGGTGAATCGCCACCTCCTCGTCGTCGGGGGTGTGGCCGGTGTCCTGCTCGGTCCGGGCGATGTAGGCGTCGGCCAGCTGCCCGTCGATCGGGTCGAAGTGGTCGACGCCCGTGTCGGCGTAGACGACCCGGCGTTCGGGGGCCGGGGCGACGGGGGCGACATGGTCGACCAGGCGAGCGAGCAGCCCGTTCTGCGCGTGCAGCGCCTCGACCATCGCGTGGAGGTCGCGGGTGACCTTGCGGAGGACGAGGGCAGCGGCCAGGCGGCGGAACATGCTCGCGTGCGAGGATGCGACGAGGCCCGCGGGAAAGTCTAGATCCCCCGGCCCGAGGCGGGGCGGGGTGACCGGGGCGGTCACCGGGCCAGGGGGCCCGTGCCCCCGATCCCCATGCCCCCGATCTGGGCCGGCCGGACACGCCCGCCCCACGCCCCGCTCGATTTCGCCGATTTTTCAAAAATTTATCTGAGGTCGGGCGCGTGCGCGCGCGCTCCCCCCTCCCCTAGCCTCCCGGACAATGCACCCTGCCTGCACGCTGGCGCGCTGCCCGTACCGCGCTGGCGCGCTGGCCTAGCCGCTGGCGCGCTGCTCACCTTGCGCGCTGGCGGGTAGGGCTGGCGACTGGCGCGCACGTCGGCAAGGGCGGATCGGGGGCTCAGTTGGAAGGTTACGCGGCACGGCTGGCCCGTGGACGGGCTAACCGCTGGCCCTAGCACGGGTTAGCGGATCGGACTACATGATCCCCAAGTAGGCAGTCTTCCAACCGGGAGCACCCGCAGCGGGGCAAGGCTAGCCGCTAGCGGGCAAGATGTGACGATTATGTGACAAGCTAGTGTATGCTGTCTTTAGATGTTGACAGCTACTAGGCGCTTGCCTCATAGTTGACATTCCCCCGCATGGTGCGGGGGCGGCGGCGATTCTCTAGGGGCTGAGCCCCCCTGCTATCCGCGCCACACACAACCGAAAGGCACGATCGCATCATGGGAAACATCTCGACTGCACAATCCGAGTACTACCGTCGTCCAGCCGACCAGCGCATGGAGTCACCTGAAGCGCTGGTACAGGCAGCCATCGATCGCAAGGCCAACTGTCGCGAGATGAACTACAACGCCAAAGACCTGCAAGTGATCCCGCAAGACGGCGGGATCGGCCGTGTGGCGCTGGCCAGCCCGCGCGGCCAAGCCGAGCTGACGCCGTGGTCACATGGCCAGCTGTGCAAGCTCGTGGGCGCGCCAGCGGCGTATGTGCGGTCATTGCCGTCCGACGTCGCCGCGAGCGCGCTGAACTACGGGCTACAGTCCACCTTGACGGGCACGACAGCGGTAGTCCTGGCGCAACGGGCACTCGAGACCGGCAACGTCACGGCGCGAGCCATCACAAGCGACACGTACGGCCGTCTGTGGGATGCCGACTATTACTCGCCTGTCGTCGATACGCTGTGCGCGCAAGGCTGGAACACTCCGCCGACGTGGGATGGCAAGCCAGCGGGGGCGTACCTCAGTGACCGGGACAGTTTCGTGCTCCTCGTGAACGGCGGATCGATCGTCAACGATCCGAGCGCGCGCGACGACAACGGGCCGATGTACCGGGGAGTCATGCTGCGGAATTCCGAGGTCGGGCTGACCTCGGTGTGGCTCGATGAGGTCATGTTCCGCTTCGTGTGCGGAAACCACATGCTCTGGGGCGCGGTCTACGGCGCGCAATACAAGCGGCGGCATGTCGGATCGGCGGTCCTGCGGGACACCTTGCGTGAAGTCGGGCAACTGGTACGGCGAGTGGTGAACCGTCCCGCCAGTGCCGACGAAAGCCTGATCAAGTCGCTGATCTCGCTGGAGCTAGCCAGCACGGAGCAAGGCTTGATCGATGAACTCCGCAAGATGGGCGCGACCGTGAGCGATGCGACAGCCGCGTACAAGGCCGCCGTCCAGACCGAGAACGCAAGCCCGCGTAGCTTCTGGGGTATCGCACAGGGGTTGACGCGCGTGTCACAGGACAGCGGATATCAGGACGACAGGCTAACCCTTGACCACCTGGCAGCGACGGTGCTAGCGCGCGGCCGTGCCCGGGTGGCAGCGTAGCAAGCGGAGCAGCGGAGCGCGCTAGGGGCTGGCCCTAGCGCGTTCCAGCGTTGCAACCTGCTATTGGGTGACCGCTGGCAGATTGGAACGCTCCCGTTCCCCCCTACCGACCGACAGAGGATACCGACCGATGACGACGACGATCACAACGTATGAACCGTTCCCCGAGCTGGCCCCACGCACGGCTAGCGAGACTCCGGAGCAGTACGGCCTACGCGCGCTACTCTTTTGCACAGCACAGCGACAGACCGTAACCGTTGACGACGACGGGCTGCAGCTGGCCGATCACTACTACGGCGTTGCCGTCGGAGGTCGCGACCTATCGCCCGCAGCGGCGGAAAAGCTGGCAGGCATCCGCGAGATGATCCAAGCGGCCATCGCGCGCCGTGCGGCAAGCGACAGCGCGCGGCTGGCCACGCTAGCGGCTAGCGCGGCGTCGACGCCTGCAGGCGAGGACAAGCCCAATCTTGGCCCGATGGCTCCGCTCTCGCCTGTGCCCGTGGCTCCCGTGGCTCCCACGGCGGTACAGCCTGTGCCCGTGGCTGTGCCTGTGCCTGTGCCCGTGCCTGTCACGGGTCCCGCAGCCATTCCCGCGCGCTACACGGCGATCAGCCCGGCAATCGCGGCACGCGCGACGGTACCGCAGGTACCGGCGGATCGGTGGGGGTTTTGATGACGACGAACACTCGCATCTACACGGTAAACCGGCCGTACGTGCTCACGTTCGCCGCAACCGGGCAGGCGTACCCGCTGACTAGCGAAGACGCGCAACGGCTGATCGAGGAGTACCCCGCGATCACGGCCACGCGGTACCGCGTGGTCCTGCAGGGCCATAACAGCGCGCGCGCCAGTGACCGGACGACGATCACGCCTGCCACGCGTGGCGGGGGACCTGCCTTCGTGATTGACCGGGGGCAGGCCTAATGGATCCGAACGCAAACCTCCGAGAACAAGACGCGCTCACCCGCAGCCGTACCGATCTGGCCCGGCTGCGAGACCTACGACAGGCGCTCGCCGGCTGGCTGGCCGCTGGCGGCGTTGCGCCCGATTGGGGCAGCTACCTGTACGCCACGGACGCGTACCGCCGGTGGGCACGGCGGTACGACGTGACGCGCTAGCGCGCTAGACGGTGAGTCAGGCGGGGAACCGTTCCCCGTCCGTAACCCGCAAGGCCCGGTGACAAGCCCGGGCACGGCAAGCAAGGCGCGCGCGTGGCCGAGTACCACGCTGGCGCGCTGAGTCCGGGGAGAGACGATAACCGACCGACACAGGACCGAGGAGCAACCGAGCCATGACCGACCAGACACCGACCGCACCGATCGCCCGATGGATCGCTCTCACAGAACCGTACGAACTGCTAGACCGCCCGCTCTGGTGGCAGCTGGCGGGACGACAGGAAATCGCGAGCGGGTACGGCCGACGTCTCACGTCCAGCCGCAAGGTACGCATCTTGGCGACAGGCCGTGAGTACCGCGTCTACGTGACCTGCTACAGCAATGCGGGGACCGCATGGATCCGCAAGGGCGGACAGACGTACATCGTCCGGGATTAGGCAAGGCCACGGCGCTAGCGTGGCCTGAGTACCACGCTAGCGCGCTGCAGGGGCGAACAACCCGACACAAACGACCGAACAACCAACCAACAGGACACAGGAGCAACCGAGCATGACCGACACGACGACGACTGACACGACACCGACCGAACCGACCGAACCGATGACACTCACGGCAGAGGACATTACCGCCATGCGTGCCGCTACGAGCTGGGCCGTACGCCTGGACGGCGGGATCGCTACCCTCCGGCTCACCAAGCGACTGCCCGAGCGGACGCGCGACGGGTTTACCGCGCGTACCAGTAGCGAGCCAGAACGCACGATCACCGGGACGGCTCCCACCATCGTCAAGGCGTGGTTCTCCGAGGCGTACTTGGAGGGCAACTTCGCCGCGCTGCGGCAGCTGGTACGAGCGGGCGACCAACTCCGCTGGTACGCGGATCAGGGCGCGGAAAACAGCTATCTGCGCGCGGCCGTGATTCCGCCCGGGGCGCTGCAGGACAGCCACTACCACGCGGGCGGGTACGACCGGCTGTACTGCGACAGCCTGTGTGTGGATGTCGTCCGCAAGGGCAAGCGGATTATCGAGCGGATGACGATCACCTTCAGCCTGTGCCCGCAGAACTCCGCACGGGCGTACGAGGGCAGCGGGCAGCGGGCGCGACGGGCGGAGTACACGCTGACGGCGGGAGCGGGCGAATGAGGGCGCACGATGGCCCGACGTTCCACTATGCGGCGCACCCGGGCGCGCCCGATCAGATCCACATGGGCGCGGCGCTATGCGGCGCGGGGCGCGCGGCGCGGACCGAGGGTGAGCAGTACGTCACGGGCGAATGGACGTACGTGACCTGCCGCAACTGTGAGCGGCGGCAGCGCGCGGCAGCGGCGCGCGACCGACAGCGCGCGGGCGAGTAGGCACACGGGCGTACGGGCTGGCCCGGGGACACGCGCACTCCCGGGCCAGCCTTGACAGATGCATATGCATCTATGCTACAGTGCGCGGGTACGAGCACCACGAACAACCGACCGACTAACCGAGAGAGAGAGAGTAGGACAGCATGAACACGACAGACACACGCACGAGCACCACCACGCCTGAGACGAGCACGGTCAACGTCCGCACCCTCGCGGCGTTCAAGCGTTTTCTGGCCACCCCTGACGCGACGGTGCAAGTCATCCGCAACGATTGGGCGGACCCGGCGAAGACGTCCCACCCGATCACCCCCAAAGCGGGCTACTGGGACGCGAAGCGGGTCCAGACCCTGCAATCGAACGCGGTGCAGTTCACGACCGGCGGCTGGCTGCACTTTCCGAAAGCGGCGCACGCACGGTATGAGGGCGATACGGCGACCTTCTGCATGGAGGAGAACGGGACGTTTGCGACGGTGCTGGTCTACCGGCTCACCCTTGAGCCCTGAGCATTGCGCGTGCGACACCACGAACACCACAACCGACTAACCGAACCGAGAGAGAGAGTAAAACAGCATGAGCGCCTTTATGTGTGATGACGATACCTTCGACTACTTGGCGGGGCTGATGCGGACGTGTCAGCCCCGGTATGACGCGGGCTTTACCTTCTACCTGCCCGAGGCCGACCGGGCCGCGCTGGTCGACGCGGGCGTACTCGACACGCCGATCGTACGCCTGGACGGTCGGACGGACACGGCGGCCTTGATCACGATCTTGCGACGGGAAAACCTGACGTCCCTGGTCGCACGGTACGGCGAGAAGGCGTTAGGGGACGCGGGCGAATACACCCTGCGCCCGGTCCCGAGTGCCGAGGTCGATCCCGTGGTCGCGCTGAAATCGCTCGCGTGCCTGGACTATCAGTCCTGCGAGCACGAGGGGTACGAGCGGTCGGTCGGCAAGCGGCTGATCGGGGCGCTGACCGACTACGCGGTGAGTCTCCTGCCCGGGTACGAGGCCGCGCCCTGGGGCTGGACGCGCGCGGATGCGGCGACAGCGGCGAAGGCAGCAGCGGCGCCGACAGCGGCGGCTGACTGGAACTTCTGAGGCCTGAGCCTTGCGCGTGCGCCACGCCCGCACGGCTACACGGGCACGATCTATTCGGCGGCGCACGTCGCCCACCTACCCGCCGAGCGGCGGCACGACTGAGGCGAAGCATATGCAACCGACCACCACCACGACGACGACGACGGAGGACCGACCGATGATGATGTCTGCGTACGAACGACTGAACCAACTGGCCAGCGAGCTGGTGGGCGATGGCAAGTCCCCGAACCTGTACTTCGTGACCGACGGCGGATCGGTCCTCACCGTCACGCTCGACGGGCGGCTGGCGTACCAGCACTGGCGCGCGCTGGCCGCGCGTCGGCCGCGTGTCGACTGCGCCCTGGAGGACCGCGAGACCGGCGTCCTGTGCAGCGTGGAGCCCGCCGAGGACAGCGGCGGGCGGCGCGTGGTCCACGACGACTATGCGCGGCTGACCGGCGACCAGGGCGACCCGGATGAACCGGTCACCGTGCGGCAGACCGCCTGTCGGCACTGCGGGCTGGACATCGAAGGCTTCGCGCCGTACGCACGCGGGCAGTGGCAGGACCGAGGCGGCAATCGGACGTGCAACGACGGCAAGCACGCGCACGCGCCCGTGCCGGAGTAGACTAGTGATGACTAGGAGTGATGTATGTCGGTGATGGTGAGCGAACTGTACACGGCGCTGCGCGCGGCGGGCGTCGAGGAGACGCAAGCGCGCGCGGCGGCGGAGTCGGTCCTGTCGGAGGTGGCGACGAAGGCCGACCTGCAGGTGCTGCAGCTGAGTATCAAGGCGGATCTGTCCGACCTGAAGGCCGAGCTGATCAAGTGGAACGTGGGCACGCTGCTCGCCCTCTCGGCGATCTTCGGGGCGCTCAAGGTGCTGGGCTGATGGCGACCGTCCTGGTCATGGCGCACCAGGCGCGGGCGCACCCGGATCTGGCCGAGACCCAGCGCGAGCGGGCGCAGCTGGAGGCGGCGCTCGCGGCCAAGCTGGCGGCAGCGCGCGAGCCGGGCGGCCGCCCGGCATGAGCTCGCGCATCCCGCTGGCGGGCGAGGAGCCGCCGCGCCAGCAGGTCACGCCGTGCCCCGAGTGCGGCCAGCCCCGCTGGACGCCCAACGGCGCGTGGCTACGCTGGCGGCGGCAGACGGCCGGCCTGGACCAGCGCACGCTCGCGAGGCGGCTGCACGTCAGCGGGCCGTACCTGAGCGACCTGGAGCGCAACCGGCGCACGGTCCCGACGTCGGTGCTGCGCGTCTACGCCACCCTGAAACGAAGGCCCCGATGATCACCGACGACACGCCTCCCCACGACAGCGCGCGCGACTACTGCCTGGACGCGATCGGCCACGGCTGCTTCGCCTGTGACCTGGACGGCCACGTCCACGGCTTCGTCCCGTCCGTGCGCGATCGGCTGATCGAGCGCGGCGTCCTCCAGCAGCGAGCCGATACCCGCTGGTACCTGTCCTGGCGTGGCTTCGACCTGGACCGGGAGAAGGCGGCCGATATGGCCTGCTGTGACTTCTGCAGCGCGCGGCCGGTGTGCTGGCTCGTCCCGTGTGTGAGTTTCACGCTGCCCCCCGGCCCCGGCCCCGGCCCCACGTCGGTCAGCGAGGGCGACTGGGCGGCCTGTGCGGCGTGTGGGGCGACCATTGCGGCCGAGGACCGCGCCGCGCTCCTCGCGCGTGCCCTGGCGGCGCCCACGCCGCCGAACGTGCCCCCGGCGCTCCGGACCGACCCGCGCCTCCGGCGGGTGCTCGCCGAGACCAAGCGCGCCCTGCAGCAGGCCTTCTGGCAGCACTACCGCGGCGGCGCGGTACGCATTCCGTCGCACCCGTACGGGCACTGAGCCATGCCTGACTCGACTCGGCCCTTCCAGCGCGGCGACTTCGTGATCCTCCGCGCCCACGGCACGCAGAAGGCGGCGATGGTCACGCTGGCGAGCGAGAACGGCCGCTCGCTGATGGTGATGTTCGACGGCGGGTTGTTCTGGCCCGGCGAGGCGGGCGGCTACGTCGGCATGATGCCGCTCCTCCAGCTGGACGACGGCACCTACGTCGAGTTGATCAATCACCGCCCGGTCGGGATCGTGCGGCGGCCGTGACACCGATCCCGATGCCGGGCCTGTACATCCTCGATGCCGACGGCATCCCGCAGCCCTGCGCGGACGTGCTGACCTGGGGCGACTGGATGGAGACGCACCACCCGGTGCATGTGGTCGACGACACCGGTACGGGCGCCGACGGCCGTCTGGCGCGCGTCTCCACCGTCTTCCTCGGTCTCGATCACAATCACGCCGACAGCGGGCCGCCCGTCCTCTGGGAGACGATGGTCTTCGGCGGGGCGCTCGACGGGGCGCAGGTGCGCTACACGAGCCACGACGAGGCGCGCGACGGCCATCTGGCGATGTGCCAGCGCGTGTACGGGCGGCACGAGGCGTGAGCGCGATCACCCGGCTCCCGCCCCAGCCCTGCCCGATCTGCGGCACGCCCCTCGACGCGGCCGGCCCGGTCGACGTCGACGGCCCGCCGGCCACCCCCGCCCCCGGCGACTGGACCTGCTGTGCCTACTGCCTGCAGTGGCTGGTCTTCCTGCCTGGCGGCGGGCTGCGGCCGGTGACCGACCGCGAGTGGCTGGCCCTCTCTGACGACGAGCGCGTGCAGCTGACCGCCCAGCGCGAGCGCGTCCGCCGCGCCTTGGGCGACGAGGCCGCCGACGTGAGCGCGCGGTGGGCGGGCGCGCGTGAGGCGGTCGGGGCGATCTATCGCCAGCTCGTCACGTCCGCCGATACGCTCCGCCCGGACGACCAGCAGCGCCTCCTCGCCTTGTGGACGCTCGACGACCCGCGCCAGTTGGCCGTCGCGCTGCACGCCTACTACCGCGACCTGGACCGGGCGGATCGGACGCCCCGGTCGCTGCTGTACCTCCATCTCGGCTGGCTGGCGGGCTTGGTCCCTGAGCCCGACGAGGCGCCCCCGGCGTGACGCCGACTGTCCTGCAGCACGGCAGCGGCTACGATCTGGTGGTCCGGCACGCGCCTGCGCGGGCGGAGCGGCACGCGCGGCTCACGCTCGGCCTCCGCTGCCACACCTGCCAGCGGATCTCGTTTCACCCGAAGGACATCCAGGAGCGGTACTGCGCGGCCTGCCATGTGTTCCACGAGGACCAGCGGCTCGACCCTCAGGGCTGAGGCTATGCCGCAGCGGTACCTCTTCGCCGAGGGCGAGCTAGAGACGCTCGTCTGCCCCTGCGGCAGCCCCGTCGTCGCCTCCGACCCGGTCGTGAACGACGACGGCGACCTCGTGCAGTTTGGCTTCTGCCCCGTCTGTGGCATCGCCCCGCCGGCGCCCGACGAGCCGTGGCTCTGGTGGCTCCCGAAGGCGCTGGGGCGGCGGCACTAGCCCGCCTGAGGCCCAGGGCCGACGGCAGGCCCCCGGCGCGGCGGTCGCCCTGGGCGGCGCTCGCTGATCTGCCGCGTGACCGCCCGGCCCGCTGCGCCGACGGCGACTCCCGCGAGCGCCAGCGAGCGGGGGAGTCGAGGCGTGCTACGCTCCCCGCCGTCCCCGCCGTACGATCGTACGAGTAGCTGTACAGGGTCTCGGGACAGTCCGCCAGCCAGCCACGCGGCTCGTGCGGCGGGCCAGCCTGTACGAGGAGTCCCTGCCATGCCTGAGATCCCCCGGATGCCCCCGGGCCGTCGTTGCTTCGCCCGCATTGATCGCTTCGAGTGCGAGTGTCCGCACTGCGGCCGGCTGATCTTCGCCGGCATCGACAAGCGCTTCCTGCCGAGCCGGCTGGCCGACACCGCGCGAGCCCGCGCCGCGGCCAAGCAGCGCCCCAAGGCCGAGTCGATCCTGCGCCTGTTCTGGAACCCGTACACCCAGCGGCTCTGCTGCCCGTGGTGCGACCACGTCTACACGCTCGGCGTGGTGTTCTATCCAGCGCGGAGGCGCGGGCGGCGCATCACCCAGCCGGCGCCCGACACCGAGCCGACCCCGGCGGAGGTGGCCGAGATGCGGCGGCTGGCGGGCGGCTGGTTTGTGCAGGGCGGCAAGACGTCGCGGCTCGCCCACCTCGCCCACGCCAACCTGCTCGTCACGGCCGAGTGCAGCTGCGTCTCGGGGGGGACCGACCCGGCCTGCCTGCTGCACGGCGCGGCGCTGATCGGGGTGAACGCGGCACCGCGATCGGAGGCGCCGGAGGGGGGCGAAAGTCCGAAATAATGGATGAGCGTAGGTCGCTCAGATATTGAGCGACCCCCGCACACCCCCCTTTTTTGTGTCCATTCGCCAGTAAGCCCTGCGGGGCCAAGAGGTTATAAACGGACATGAGTCTGGACAGCAGGCCGAACTACGTCCTGAAGTCGCCAGAAATCGTACGCACTCTGGACAACCAGACAGGACATGTCCAGATTTTTGTCCTCTTATAACTGTATATGTACATAGGG